ACGTGCACAGCACGTCAGAGGACTTACAGACGTGCACAGCACGTCAGAGGACTTACAGACGTGCACAGCACGTCAGAGGACTATAAACACCTAAATTAAAAATGGCAGAATAAAAAAACAAAGACCTAAATGACTGTTAAAGTCTTTCAGGTCTCCTGTTATGCTTATATACTCAGGCACTTGCCTTTCTTTAATATCTTAGGTCTTTTCATCACTAGCCTCACCTCTATTTCAGGCTCATGAGTAGTGGTTAAGACCTCATGTGTAACAGTCTTTAGTCTTTTCTTAACCCTATTAAATGTACTGTCTTGTTTAACCTCTTCCAGTGCTTCTTTCACAGTGGTTAAAACCACCTCGTCATAGTAGTGGTGAAGTCCTGCATAAAGTTCGGCGTAAACTTTAGTCATATTCTCATTAACCTTACCTTTGTCTTCCATTTGTGCGAGACCTCTCATAAGTCTTTCTTTAGTCCTGTACTTCTTTACAAGTCTTTTTATAGTTCTCTTAAGTGCTTCAAGGTCATGTGTTGCTCCTAAACAGTAGTGCGTGTCTTTTATGTGTAACTGATACCAGTTTTCTCTCACTTCTACAATATAGAATACATCATACATAGTCTTTAGTCCTCCTCAATTTTTCCATAAAGGTCATCTGCATAATAAAGATTAGTGAAAGGGTTAAAAATTGCGGTACATAAAACCCCACTATCAGTTCTCACTATATACTTATTATCATCAGTCTTTTCAATGAGTGTCACCTCTTTGACTGTATTTGTGGAGTGTACCAATGCTCTCACTTTAATATTCATCATGGTCTTTTAAGTCCTCCTTTAAGTCTTTTAAATCCACTGTCTTTTGTGTGGTCTTCACTCTTACTACTCTTATATTATATCACATTGAGGTCTTTCCGTCAAATAAAGGACTGTGGTGAAAGTGTCCTTAAGCATATAGAGTATATATAATAGATAATACAGCATTCCTTAAAATACACGTCTTTTAAGTCATTGCAAAAAAAGACTTAAATCACTTGATACCACAGGTGTTTGGTGGACTATATTAGTCCTCAATATTAGTGACCTGAAAGGGAATATAATAGATATAGAGTATATAATACCTATATAGAAAGAATATAAAAGAGTATATAGAGAATGCTATGAAATAAGTCCTATGTAAGTGGACTTAAAAAGACCTCAATCACTGGTATGATGGGTGTTTGGTGGACTAAAGAAGTCCTGAGTAATGACTGTGGTATGTAAATGCTGGAGAGTATATAGTATATAGAATACATAGTATAAAGTATAATAATTACTCCTCTTTATGTGGTCTTTTAAGTCCTTGTTTTAGTCCTCTCCACTGTCATATTTAGGTCTTTTTAAGTCCACTTAAATCACTGTCCTTATTAAGGGTCTTTAAGTCCCTAATCACTGGTGTGAGTGGTGTTCAAAGTCCATCCAATAGTCCTCAAAATGACACAAAATTGTGTGAAACCCGCCGAGGTTGAATGAGGGAGGTTGAATGGAGTTGTTAAGAATGAGGTAGTGTTATGCTATGGTGTTTATCCTACACTATACTCTCTATCTATATCTATTATATTCTTTCTCTTAATATACTCTATGCTAATACTCAAACTCTTCTCCCGGCTTTTCGGTTCATTTTATAACAATAACTACACTTTCTCCCCGACTTTTCAAAAAATTAAGGACTAACTTGTTAGTATAGTCAGTCCTTTAAAGTCCCTATATTTTTTTAAGTCATTGTTCCCTTATACAGGACTTAAATGTTATTGAGTTGCCCCTTTATATATTCTCTATTCTCTCTTTTGCTATTTTACAATACTCTTCTACAGCTTCAATTAAGACCCACTCTCTATTCATAAGTTGAGCTACTTTAGCTACTGTTCCACTTCCACCAAAAGGGTCAAGTACAATGTCTCCAGGATTGCTCCAAGAATTAATATGGTCCTCAACAAGCTTTTCGGGAAAAATTGCAGGGTGTTTATATGCGATTGTGTCTTTTGTAGAAAACCCTTTACCATTTGCATAACGCCAAATATTTGTGCGTACTCCGAATTTATTTATAACTTTTCTACCTTTATTAGTGAGTGTCCCATCTTTTTCTCTTCGAGTTACATCACCAAAAGTTGTATGTCCGGCCCATTTGTTTGGCTTGTCTTTGAGTATATTAATTGTTTTTGGCTTGCCTTTGCTCAATACAAACATATATTCAAACGAATTGAAATATCTATTTGGATGAGGTGGACCAGAGCCAGCTTTTTCATATATAATCACATCATACATATCAAAACCAATCTCTTGAAAATATAACGCTTGTTTAAAACTTGTTAGGGATTTATTTCCATTAACTGTTTTATCTCCAACGACCCAAACAATAACTCCACCTTGCTTCATTACCCTATATAGTTCATTTGCAATTTCTTTAAAGACATCAAAATTCCACGAAACAACACCTCCATAATCTCTAAGGTCATCATAAGGAGGACTTGTTACAACCAAGTCTATACACTCTGGGGGGAAATCCTTAAGTAATTCATTAGATTTTGCATGAAATATTTGATGTTTAATACCTTGTAAGTCATTTTGACAACCTTTATTGTTCAGTAACTTCAAGTTCATCACCCTCATATTTAAGATACTCATAAACACGCCCAATAAAATTTGAATTTGTCACACTACTGGTATTCTCACCTAAAATCTCATTCAATACTTCAACAGGGGTGTGTTCACGTATATCAGCTATACAATACCTTATTGTCCTCTCAACACACGTAGGTTTGGTATTAAATACCTTGGCAACAGCAGGGTAAATATCACTGCAACAATGCAACATTTTGTCTTCTTCCATTACAATTTGTAAAGCTTCTTTCAAGTAAAAATAACCCTTACATTCAGGTCTTGCTCCAAGCTTTTTAAGTACAAGGTAAATCTTCTTTTCGATATCCATAACTTCCTCCAATTTATACTATTACAACATTCCAAAGTACTTGTTTTTATGCTGACTATATTCAGCAACAAGCGGATAGTCACACAAACACTTAAACTCAATTACCTTAGAGGTAGCGTTAGTAACTGCTTTAATCCTCTTACCACATTCACAGTAAGCAACAAGAGGTGTTGGCTTATTAGGTAATTCAAAAGTAGCTCCACATTTTCTACATGAACACTGTGACACCTCAGATTTAGATGAGAGCGGAAAGGTCACTTTACACTCAGGACATTCAATAACCATGAACCCTTTGAATTTAAAATTTATTTGTTCTTTTTTCTTAGACATTATGTAAAACTCCTTAAGTTTATTATTTGCTTTTCAGCATATTGAAATTATATCACAAAATGAAAAAGTTGTCAAAACTCCCTTTACATAAGCAGTCCCTTATATATACGTGTGCGTGCGTAGTAATTACATACCTAATTAAGATAATATTATGTTATGTATTAAAATAATTATAATGTTATTAGAATACCCTAAAGGGTATTCTGCAATCACTTCCTGATTGCAATTACTCCTTATACTCATTAAGATAACATTTGACACTTAAAATTAAATCTTCAATAACCCTGTATTCAATCTCCTCAATAGCTTTATTAGGGTTTTTAAAGAAGTCAGGACTGTAAGAGACATACTCCTTTTCAAACACATTGTCTTTAAGACCTACTAAAGGTTGACTTATTTTAAACTTAACACTTATGGTTTTCACCTCGAAGTCTTCTTCATTAACCTTGAGGCATAAGAATTTATATGTGAGGTGTTTTTTGGTTAGTAAAAGGGTGTATATCCCCGAATAACTAAAGGGCAATCCCTCAACAAAAATGGTCTTAAAATCACATATATTTGCTCTTTGATACGTTACCTGAGTAGTTTGTGAGGTGTGGCACTTACAACCTATTACAGGAGTTGTCAGCAGTCTATTTTTAAATTGTATTAGCTTTACATTACAATAGTTTTTTATTTTTTGTGGTGTTTTCATAGAATAACCTCCTAAATTTTTATTGTGTACTCATTATATCATTTATCAGTTACCATGTAAAATAAAAGAAGAGGACATTAGTCCTCTTCAATGTTCTTGTATCTGTCATTAACTGGTTTAGCTTCAACCTCGACTACATCATCAGGGGTGTCTTCCTTAGGTTTAGCACTCATTATAGACCCTAAAAGCTTTTCCATTATTCCCCCATTTTGTGGGTTCGTGATAGAGGTAGTTGTTTCTTCTGTCCCGTCTGCTCTTAATACTTTAGTCTGTCTGAGTACCTCAGGACTTCCTGTTTCGTACATCTGCTTAAGCATCTGCATATAACGAATGTTTGTCTCCATAAGTTGTGAAGTCTGTGGGTCAATAGTACCATTGAGTGTTTCAAAAATCATAGACTTCTGCATACGTTCCATATTATAGTCAACTATACCCTGCATAGCTTGAATAATATCACTCATATCCCTTGTATTGAAACGCTCAAACATTTTATTGTAGGCACAAGCATAACCTGCTTTATACTCAGGACATTTACTTGCTGCATAACAAGTATCACAAGCCATTTTAGGGAATTTTTTTGAGTAGACTTTCTTAGGCTTTCTTACTGCAACTTGTCCTTTAACAAACTTACCTCTGTCATCAAAGGTAGGGACTATGTTTGCTTTACTGAATATCTCCTCATCAAGGTCGGAAATTTCTCTCCCCTCATCTTCACTAGATTTATCAGGGAGTAAGAATTTAAGCCTTTCCTTTATCTCATGTTCTGAAAGGTCTACTAATTCCTCGTCGTCTTCTTCAATGTAACTATCACGTTCTTTTATTGTACGGTCAAAGTTGGTTCCAAGTTGTAACAGCTTATCATTATTTCCAGAAACACAGTCTTTGAAAAAGTTAATTAAATCCTGAATTTTTGTTTCAGTGTCAGGGACAATACGATTTACAAAAGTGTCATGTAAGTCATTTATTAGACTTTCCTGTTCAGGTTGTGAATACCAATCACGCATACTTGAATATTCAGGGTTATCCCAATTCATAAATGTAGTAATGTCATAGAGGAAATTTCTTGCACCCTCATATTCTGGGTTAAGGTTACAACGATTACAGTATTCCTCAAAATTGTCTGTAGATTTCTCATTAAACCAAGATACTGGTGGGAAATAATCTGGAGGAAGATTATCAATGTCATTCTTAACTACTTTAGCTTTAAGCCAATACATTGTAGCCTTGAGTCTGTCATGAATAAATCTCTCTGCCATAACAAAGGCATAGGCATTTACCTTAATCATTTCAGTCTTATCTTCTTCAAGTATTTTATCAAAATCAAAGTCCATGTCATAAGTAGAAATAACTGGGAAAGCCTTAGTCTGGAAATCAGCTTTCTTTATTCTGCTCATCTTAGTGCTGTTCCAAACTGATATTTCACCATATTTAAGTCCTACATTCCATGTGGTAGAGTCAACAGTGTAAAAAGGGAAACGAGTAAGCATACCTGTCCTTGTTGAAGCCATTCCCTGTACTAAAGCATTATGCTTTTCTGCAATTCGGAACATCTCTTTTAGGGTGCTTTCATCAGTATTTGCATCAACAGCAAGAGAAAGACCAACATATGGGTATCTTTGACACATATACTCCCACTGTTCTAATCCCTCTTCATGATACATAAAGCACACAGGTATACCTGTTCTTAGCATAAAAGGCTCAAAATACTTCTTTCTCCACTCATATACCTGTTCATTTCCTACTACATACTGTAAATCCAAGTCACATATTGCAAAAATTTGGGACTTATGGCGTTCAGCCCAAGATAGGTAGGTTTCAATTTGTTTCTCCCACTGTTCAACAGTGTAGTCCTCATATTTAGGGTCATTGATATATGTAAAAGCTCCTGAGTCAATGAATAAGGACATATCATCATACTTCTTTAACTGACTATGACCTTTACCTTTTAGGTACTCATAAGACATAAGGAAGTTTTTAATTCCTATGCTATAAAGAATGTCAAGATATGACTCATACTCTACACCGGAATAAAAAATTGACAGCTTTCTTTTATAGTCCATGACTTGTCTTAAGTCTGTGTAAAGGGGTTTACCCTGTTGTGTGGATTCTGAGGTTGGGTTAGACTTGTTCTTAACCTTTTTTATAAGTTTCATACGGGAGTAACACCCCCATTAAGTTCAGTTGCACTTACATAAAAACCATCAGCATAAACAGGTTTGATACAATTCCCCCATCTTTCATACACTGTTTCAGTCTCACAATTACTTTCTGCTCCTCTACACATAACACAAGTGTGAGTGGCAATTAAAGTTACCTTTATCCACTTAGGGTTTAACAGATTAAATAAGTACTCCCCTATCTCATTTGTGAGATTTTCCTGTAACTGAGGTTTTTGTGAAAAGTACTTAACCACTCTTGGAATTTTAGAAAGACCTATAATTGTATCTGAGGGTATATAAGACACTTCTGCAACACCCATAAATGGTAACCAGTGATGCTCACAAGTGGAGCTAAACTCAATTCCTCTAACTGTTACAGGGTGATTATTTGGCACAGGGGAATTATTTTTAAAGAGTTTCATACGTGAATTAAGTTCCTCAATATTGTTGTTATTCCTGTTTTTAAAAAGTTCATTGCAGTACATTTTAGCAACCCTTAGTGGTGTGTTAGCATTGCTATCTGTTACCTCAAATCCGAGGATTTCAGAAATGGCTTCAATATGTTTCTTAATCTCTTCTACCTTGTTATCAATCATTGAAAATACCTCCTTAAATTCTGCTTTATATTTAGTATATCACGTTTCTTGAAAAAAGTAAACCCCTACACCGTATCTACCTGAGAATTAGTATAGGGGATTTGTATTACTTTGTGTACTTTTCACTTAAGGGCATAATTGTTGCCGGATTTCTTCTCCCAGGAACAGGTGGAGGAGTAGGAATACCTAAAGACTTATTAAGGTCTGTAACAGTGTCTTTAATACAAGACTGTGCCTTTCTTAATCTTTCAGGGTCTTTTGTAATCTCCTGATAACGTCTCAGTGTATCAGCATCTTCACGAGTTTCCCAGTCATACTCTTTACTCATACGCAACATAGTTATATTTCTCCTTTCACTTAAAGTCTGCACCTTTACATTACTTAACTTTCTTAATGTAAGTAGATGCAGGAGTGGAAGTCGGGTCAATAGCTGTGAACTTCTGAGTATCCATTGTTCCAACAGTAGCCTTATTAACTGGCACATTAGGTCTGCCACCTGTAACTTTCTTAGTGTGCTTAATTACAGGAACATTACAAGCATCATTCATTGTTTAACACCTCCATACATAAGATATAAAATTCACCCACTGACTAAGCAAAGCCAATGGGCGAATTAAGTTTAGGGTATTCACCCCTTTAGGTCTTAGCCTCTTGTCGTACCACCAGTACCTGTATTGCCACCACGAATACGATTGACAACATTACGAGCAGCATTTTTGATACGTGTACCAATACCCTGTCTCTGCTGAGTCTGATTACCTCCTGCGGCGGTATTTCTGTTAGCAGAGCCTGCTTCGGCATGAACAGTGATTTTTCTCATACTATGACCTCCTTTATCTATTTATTTCAGGGAGGGGACACAGCAATTAAGGGTGTCCTTTGTCTACGTAGAAACAGATAAAATCTGTAGCATACTCCCCTGATATAAACAGTGTACCATAATTAGTCATTAAAGTCAATAGGGTTAAACACACATTTATTAAAAAATATTTTTCCGTCTCTTGTTTGATAGTCATTAGTGGCAAGTCCAGACTTTAATTTACCAACCTTAATTAACTCGGATAGGGGTTTATCTTTTATGTTACCTGAAGATATTTTATCATAGTCACGTACACTACACTCCATTGCACAACCAAGAATATATCCATCAGGCATAAGTGTAATTTGACTTTCATACTTAGCACAGTAAGCCTCTGCAAGGAGATAATAATTAGGGTTTAAGAATTGGTTTCCATACACACCTATATCATAGATGTCCTCTGCAAGTTCACTACCTGTTTCAGACATTAAAAGGTTGTAGGTATAGGGACAAGCACCTATATTAAATCCAACAGTATAGTCACAGTCACTTAAGCTTGTAATTTCCTTTAAAGATTGGTGTAACTCATCCAAACACTCATTTGTTAAAGGAACACTTAAAAATCCCCTATCACTTATTACGTCTCTAATAGTTCTTACATAAAAGTTCTTTACTCCATACTGTGCATTAAAGTACTTAATATTAAGTGTTGTGTGTCCTATGTTTTCAGGAGTAAGGTCATAGAAAAGTTCTATAGGAACACCTACCTCATTAAGACTTGTAATAGCTTTCTTAACACACTCATTTACTGAATTGGACCTTAGTTGGTTTTCTCCAAAACAGTCATCAATACTTAAAAATACTTTAGAAATTCCCGAAGACTTAATTCTTTCAGCATACTTAGGTACATTAATGCCGTTGGTAACAACGTGATATTCCACATCAGGATATTTGCTTAGATACTCAGTGAATTTAAAAATTCTTTCGTCGTAAAGAGGTTCTTTACCTGCAAAATGAAATTCACGAATACCATATTCATAAGCTTTATTTAAAGCTTCAATCATTTCCTCATCAGTAAGTCTTTCTCCAACAAGTGGGTTGTTTTTGTGATAACAGTGTTCACAATTTAGCTGACACTCATTGTTAATAAGCACCCTCATTTCAGTCACCTTTTCATTAAGGTACAACTCCCTGAAAGTAGGGTTTGAAACATCAAGGTTAGAAGAGAAAAAAGCCTTTACAGGAATGTCATCTTTTAACACCTGATTATATTCAGCAATACTCTCACAGTCAAGACACTTACCACAAGGGTTTCCTTTTTCATCAGGTGTATCACAGGATATAAACTTAAATTTAGGTCCAACTTTAAGCGTTTTAGCAATACCATAGATGTCATATTTATCACATCCAGAATAGGGTGTTTGAAAGTCAACACCTATAAGCTTACATATTTCTTTCATAAGTTCAATAAATTCAGGTGATGTATCTACATAACCATGACTTTTAAGTAGTGCCATAGTTATAACATCAGCATTTAAACTCTCTGCCATTGAAATAGCATAAGACAGAAATATTAAATTCCGCATTTCAAGATATTGAGTAACATACTCATTGGTATCTTCTTTATAGAAGTTTCCTTTAGACCAAGAAATGGGCGGTATAATAAGCTGGTGATGTGTAACACCTAACTTATTAGCATTTTCAAGTGCTATAGATGCTCCTATTTCATCATTGAGTTGTCCATAAGAGAAATAGAGGGAGTGTATCTCACAATCAGGATTTTTTGTTACAGTGTCAACCAAAAGTACTGTGCTATCAAAACCTCCACTATTTAATACTACTATCTTTTCCATGTTAATTACCTCCTAAGAGCTTATAAAGCTCATTTTTATACTTTTTATCTTCTGCAATCCTTATTAAACTTACAATTAGGTATTTAGATAAGTGCTTTGGTACAATCTTCTTTACCGACAGGTGTACTAAATACTTTGCTGTGTCAAATCTCTCGATATGGGTGTGTCCTTTTTCAAAAGGTTTATTTGAGTTGTGGACTACATAACCACCAACAGCTTTATATATTTTATACTGCCTGTTTTTATAAATTTGGTGACTCAAGGGTTATTAAACCAATTAAATGGTAAGTTGTACTTTACCATAATTAAAGTCTTTGCTAACTCCTCTAACTGTTGGTGGTCTAAGGTATCTACATAAGTAGACTCATAAGAACCTGAACATTCGAGGAAATTATATTTGCAGTGTAGCAACTCATGTACCAAAGTGTGTTCGTCATATACCTTTGCAATAAAGGTCTTTCTCTCCTCTTTAGGGAATTTACTTATCTTAATAACTGCCTCTTTACTGACAAAGTTCATAGAGTTAATACCTGCAAACTCTTTTTCAGGCATTTCATCAGGCTCAACTAAACCAACTTTTATAATCCAATCAGTAAGGAACAGCTTTTTCTTCCAATATTTTAAACACTTTTTAAGTGTTTTGTCATTGAATATCTCAACAGGACTTTTCTTCACTTATAAAACCCCCAAGCACTTGTGCATTTGTATCTGAATACGCACATTTAATTTATCTTCTAAAACCCACTGTACAAGGTCATGTCCTATTGGACAAGTGTACCCATCTTCGGTGTAATTAAATACGGGACTTACAAGTTTCTTTGCCGGAGTTGGGTATCTACCTAATACTTTTTTCATATAGTCATAGTCTTCACGATTTCCAATAACAAACTTAACTTCATCTACACCTCTGAGTTCCATAATGTTATCGAGAATGTTTTTATTAGACACACCACTTGATGGACACTTAACGTCCATAACAAATTTAAGACTGTGTGGGAAATAGGCATCAGGGATATTAACACAACCGTTAGTTTCAATAGAAACAGCACAATCATAAGACACTAATTCAAGTGCAAGCTGATAAACCGCACCCCACTGAATTAAAGGCTCTCCTCCAGTAATACATACACGCTTGACTCCATACTTTAATACTTTAGACACTAAATTTGCCACTGAAATTTTGTGTTTATCAGCTTTTGTCTGTGGTTGGTCGCAATAAGCACACTTAACATTACAACCATACAATCTTACAAACACACAAGGGAGACCCATGTCAGTACTTTCACCTTGAATACTTAGAAATACTTCATGGTAGTACAAAATACCTTCCATGCTTACACTACCTCCCCTTTATATTCAGCATAACTGTCTTCGGTTTCCCAAAGTCTTACAGAGTATATCTCATAGTTAGAATTACCTATTTCTTTTTTAAGATACTCAAAAATCCGAATAGCCATTACTTCTGCTGTTGGCTGTTCAAAGAAAAGATTTAAGTCACAATGGTCGTATTTATCTACCACGACCTTATTGAGGAGTTTCTTAAGATATGAAAAATCACACACCATAGCTTCACAAGCATAGTGGCAATCACTGATATTTGAGGTATCAATGTTACCACAAAATGTTGCCTCAAGCTTATAACTATGACCGTGTACTCTGCTACACTTTCCATCATAGTTATTTAAATGGTGTGCTGATTCAAACGTTACTTTTTTTGTTACATAAACTTTCTTTAATGCCATAATACTACTCCTTTTAATTACATAAACACTATTCTTGCTACCATTACAGTACGGTCTTCCCCATTTTCACTGATTTCATCAAATCCAGGTTTAATAAAGAGGTCTTTACCTTTAGTGGCAAGAATACCTCTTGCAGAAGTGATTGCTTTGTACATCTGGTTTACTGCTGATGCACCCACTGCTCTTACTTCAACATCACAACCCTCTTCAACACTTGCAACAATGCTACCTGAGAGTTGAGGTACGGGGGACTTTGAGGACACTCTAATTACTTTTATCTTAGCTTCCATTACTATTTCTCACCTTTCTTAATACTACAGCTACAACTTGCTCAGGCTTTATACTACCATACTGTCGGCTGTCATAACTTACTAAATTGTTATCACCTAAAAACCAATAGTTGTTGTCTTTAACAACCTTATCTAGTCTTTTAATGATATAATAAGGCTCTTTATTTTCGTCGTCTCTTAGGTGTATAACATATATCTTATTGACCTTACAATGTTTCTTAAAAAACAGTCTTCTACATATAAGCTCCTCACCCTCTTTTAGTGTTGGGTACATAGAGTCACCCTCAACAACTGCAAGAGGGAAAAGGAACTTTAACAGGAGGAAAACTGTTATCAAGACCACTATTGCGACCAAGATAACCAAAAATATCACTGTACTTTACCTCTTTCTAATAACTTTATCGGAATTTACACAGTCAAAAAAGTCTTCAAGCCTCAAGGTAATATAGTCCTGTGAACTGTTAGCTTTGTGCATAATAACTACAGGCTTCTTACCATCAGGGCAGTCACTTTCAGCTTGTCTTAACCAAGCAGGTAAAGACCATGTTTGAGCATTCTTACACTCAATATGTAACTGTAAGTCAATGTCCTCATCTGCTGAAACAATGTCTCCTCTGAACTCATTAGCTTTTACAGATTTCTTTGCAAACCCTCCACTCTGAGGAGTTCGTACAAGGTCTACACCAAAGAACTCTTTAAACTTCTTAGCAATGGTCCTCTCATAACAAGCACCTTTGTTTCTGCTACGCTTACCACGCTTTTTGTTCTGTTCTTTAGTCTCTGCAAGACTTTTTTCTCCAGTTTTAGTTACTTTTAATTTCACTTTAATTCCACCTTTCTGTTCAGCAATTTTACTGCTACATTTAGATTATACACCATTACATAGAAAAAAGCAAGAGAAAAGGGAGAATAAATTCTCCCTTTACACTTAGTTTTGATTAGGGTTCATCCAACACATATATGTTAAAGTGGTTTGTTAAAAGTGAGGTAAATACATTATATGCTTCTAGTGCCACCTTTTTCATATTTGGGTGGGGTGCTCCAGTAACACCTTTGGCTCTTAAAGCAAAGAAGTGTTCCCACTCTTCAAAGTTTGCGGTCATTATAATTTCTGTCTTAAGGTCAGTAGGTAACACACCTCTTGCTTGCTGTGGAGTAAGTCCCTTATCGAGAAGCATAAAGTAATAAAATTCTGCCTGTTTTAGTGCATTTTCATAGACAGATTTAGCTTCATTAGTCCACTTACTGTCATCATAATAAAATGCAGGTTTAATACAAGTGATTTCTTTACCGAATTTATCCTTAGAATAGTTACAGTATCGGGTACTTTCCTGTGCAAAAGATGCAGGTCTATGACGGACCATTTCATGTGACACACCTCTATCACAAGTAAAATGGAAAGTAAAGTGTAAATGTTTTTTAATTTCTTCCTCAGTTGCAACTACACACCACTTATTAATATCAGTAACAAGTGATACGTGGTGTGTAGTTTTAGGGGCAGACTCCAAACCAAAGTAGTAATTAAGTTCAGGGTAGTGGTGAATTAACTCTGCCATATAACTTGTTAAGTTGTTTTCCTTAATACTCCTTAAATTAGCTGAAACTGTTACAAACTTATTAAATATCGTCACATTAACATGAGGACTTTTCATTACCTTGTCTTCAAGGTCATCAACATAAAGTAAGAAAATAAAAGTTGCGTGTTCAAGCATAGCATAGTGGTGTCTATCCACAAGCTGTTTAAAGAATTTAATGGAACTTTCCTTATCAAAGGCACTCTCACTCTTATAACACGTTCTTCCAACTCTTTCAATAATTTCTGTAGGACTTAAGGTAGTTGTGTCAATATACTTTACCGAAGAGTCTACAAGTTTCATAATATACTTCCTTTCTTTAAGGTCATTATCCTTTATTTAAATAATCTTAATTTTGTCTCATTTTTCTCAGTGTCTGTAACCTCTTTCTGAACAAGTTCGAGATTAAGTGAGAGTATATTTCCTTTTTCATCCATGTTAGGTGTTAGACTTGCTATATTAAATTCTTTTTCAAGCATACTCCAATTTACCAACTTAGTCAATTTAATCATTATTAGTCACCTCTTTCTTATTTAACACTTCCATATCGAGATTGATACGAGAACCTACTGCATTTTTCTGAAATTGATACTTACCATTGTATGGGTTATCACAACTTCCGCTCATTGTACAGAATACAAGTTGTGCAACCCTTGTATTAGGTGTGAGCTTAATAGGTGCTTCACTTGCATTGAATAATTCAAGAGTAATCTCACCAGTAAATCCGGGGTCTACCCAACCTGCATTTTGTACAAAAAGACCCATACGCCCTATAGAAGAACGTCCCTCAACAAAGGCAGTAAGGTTATTGGGTAAGTTCACAAACTCCAAAGTAGTGGCAAGAACAAACTCATGTGGTTTAAGTATATACTCACCCTCAAACGACTCATAGTCTACCTGCTTATCAAAAGCGTTGTAATCATCTCCTAATTTAGGTACTGGCTTAAGAAAAGAATTTCCTATTCTTAAATCAACACTTGCAGGTTGTATCTGCTCATTGTCAATAGGACCAATTAAAGTCTCATACATTATCCTGTGTTTTAATTCTTTATCACTTAATACCATATTTAAATCTCCTTTTAATTTAATTGAGAATGATTAAACGCTTTATGGCTCTTGTAATTCCAACATACATTACTTTTCTTTCGTCATCATTCTTTCTGTAGTAAGGCAAGAAAAGAGGGAAGTTACCATACAGAATAACATTATCAATTTCAAGTCCTTTAGCTGTGTGTACTGTAAGTATTTTAAGCTTTTTCGAAGCCTTTTTCTTATTCAAGTCTGCAAGGGTCATACCCTCTCTCTTAAAAGTGGTATAAGGTATTCCTAAATTAATGCACATATCCATGACGTCATAAAGTTCCTTATTAGTACGTGTCAAGAAAAACCAGTCTTTAAAGTCCTTTTCAGTATGGAGTAATTTATTCATAACATTATTAAGTTGATTACGTGTAAGTACCTCAACTTCACCCTCAAAGGTGCTTATAGGGACTATATTCTTCTCAACTTTTTTGTCAACCTGATTTATAATATTAGTAGCAAGTTTGAGAATTTGTGCACCATTTCTGTAATTATTAGTGAGAAAATAAGTAGTGAACCCGTCATCTCTTACGAGGTTTAAGAAAATCTCAACATTACCACCTTTAAAACCATAAATACTTTGATAGTCATCACCTACAAAGAAATAATTATTTGCACTAAGAGAACGGATAAAGTTATATTCAAGTGTCCCTACGTCCTGAAACTCATCTACAAACACATAGTCAATAGATGCTCCAAGCTTTTCAAAATAGTGCTTTGCTTTAATTAAAAGCTCATCAAAGGTTATAATTCCTCTTTTCTTACACAAGGTCTCAATACTCTCACCGAATGTTATGTGGACTTCTTCTTTTAAGTCATTCTTAACAACCTCGGCAGGTGCGTGTAGAGTATTAAACTCTGACCTTTCACTTGGTAAAAAGAAGTTGTCAACTTCTGTCTGAGGGACTTTACCTATATCAGAGAGGGCTTTAAGGTCTTTGTACTCTAAGTACCTGTCAATAGTTAAGTGTGTGCAGTACTTTTCAATAAGCTCCTTGTGTAGCTGATTATCTAAGTCATCATTAAACAGTGTATACTTCTCTCCCGATTCTTTCATAATGTGGTTTGCAAAGGAATGAATTGTTCCTATAAAAGCATCTCCTATTCCATCAACACCACTTAAGCGTAACTTCATCTCTTCTGCCGCCATATTTGTAAAGGTGATAGAGACAATGTTATGTGCAGGAACATGAAGTGTTTCCACAAGATATCTAATTCTTTCTGTAAGAACTCTTGTTTTACCTGAACCTGCTCCGGCAACAACAATAATGTTTTTTTCGGTACTGTATACAACAGCTTCCTGCTGACTATCAAGAGTAATTTCAGGTGTGGGAAGTACCTCTAATTCAGACACTTCTTCCTCTTCATAGTCATCTATAATACAAGGTGGTGTGTAAGCACTCTTGTTAGACTTGTTATTAAACCCTCTTGAAAAGATATTATTTAAACCCATCTTTCACTACTCCTTTTACTACTGCTTTACCTGTTCACACTATAATTTCTGTTTTCATCATTAAAGTCTGCATTTCTCCTTGATACTTCACGGCTTAGCATAAAGATTGCATCCTCTACATTCAGAATATTTAACTCAACGAGGTTTTTCCTTTGAACACACTCCCTGTACTCATAGTACAAAGGCTTCACATTCTCATCTGAATTTATAAGTCTTTCCTTTGCAGTCTCAGAAAGCTTACCGTTAGATAATGCTTTATAGGTTTTATCTCCTGCTGATAAATATGCTCTCTTAGCATCTTCAACCCATAACTCAATTCTCCCAAGAAGTGTTCTTAAATACATTTTCTGTTGAGTAAAGGCGTTAAGACACTCTCCTAATTCTCTTGAAGAAATTTCCGTTATGGACTGAGGGAGTTCAAGCCATTCAGAATCAATATTTAAACCATTGTCTACTTCAAAGAACTTTACACCCTGAGAGACTAAAGATTCCTCTACAGTCTCCATAAAAGACTTCTGTATCTCCTTAGGGTTAATTTTCTGCGTTGTTTTCTTCTTTATAGGCTTCATAAGCTACCTCACTTTTAGTTCCAACACTCTGTCTTATAACGACACCAACGACAGGCATTGTCTGATTTATTTGATGCACAACGAGGAGGAATTTCCTTGTTGTTTTCAATAATGTCATTGAGATAATCACACTCTTCCAACATTTCTTTAATATTACTCTCAGACTGTGTTTCCTTTGAAGATACACAATATTCTTTTAAGTCCTGAGTGTCCTTATTCTCATAAAGGAAAATACACTTAGTTATAGGAATATCACAATGAAAAAGTATTTCGTCCATTTGTTTTAGTAACTGTACCTGAAATCTAATTTTCTCTTTTGCAGTAAACTTTCTTCCATCTTTAAGATGTGTATAAAACTTGTGATAGTACATAGACCTGCTAACGTTTGAGTCTTTAAACTCTTTTTCGGTCTTGTACTTTTCCTTAAGCATAAGTCTCCACTGTTCAAGACAATACACATAAATAAGTCCCTGTCTATTGTGTTCAGGTTTTTCACTCTTAAGCTCATTAAAACCCTTAGAATTAATTGACTTAATTTCAAGTACACCCAATTCTTTATCAGACAACTTTAAAATTCCGTCTGTATGCCCCTGTATGTTGTGTGTTTCGTTAAGTACTGGAACTTCGTCCATAAGCAATATCCCAACATCTTTAAGGTAAGTCTGTAGTCTCTCATGTACACCCGAACCATTATCAAATATACGTCTTGTCCGAGCATCAACAGAATAAGGGTCACTCTCAGCATTAGTACGTGTGTAATATCTTGAACGTAAACAAGTTCCAATTGCAGACGGAGCATTAACATTTATAGCCCTGTCAGAATCTGTAGCAGATAAACTCAGCAAATAAAGTTCTAAAGGTTTAACCACATACCCCTCTTTTTTCATTGCTGAGAACATTGTTTTAAGACTCATAATTTTCTCCTATTCATTTTCTTTATAATTAATTGTTGCCTTTATTATGGCATATAGATAACATACTGTAAAAACAATCTGTACAATAAAATAACCATAACCGAATATTAATTTATAACAATTAAAGGCTAAAGCCGGTAAAGCAATAAGTGCTATTGAAATTGCAACTACCATAGAAAGGATAACCCAAATTAAAGCTCCACCTACAACTACTTCAATAAAATTATCACTAAGCAAAGTAACTCACCTCCAAAAAGTCATCCCAATCTATGACAGATAAGTCATAGGTCTTTTTATTGTTAGTAATTAGTCTCCTGTCAACACCTGTAAGTCTAAAAGAGGATTTAATGTTATCCTTAAGACAATCAGGTTTAGGAAGTTTATCAGTAATAACAGGGTCTAAGTCCTTTGTACAGAGGACTGCAAAACGCTTTGAACCATTGTTAAGGTCTATGCACATAACAGGTATTCTAAGTCCATCTTTAATAGCTTCTACATAAATTTTATCCCAAACTGTAAAAGTTAAAGAGTAGAAGTCCTTTTTAGTGGTCTTGCACTCAATAAGGAATAAATCGTTTCTTACATCTCCTTTACTTCCCCACAAAGCACCACTTGCAGGAGTGACTTTACCTAAAACTTCTTTAGCTACTCTACTTTCCTGATTTTTTGAGTTTCTTTTTCTTACGTCCACTTACATTAACACCTCTCTTAAAAACAGTTGGCTCTTTGGACTGTCTTTTTGACATCTTCCATTTATTACAATATATGTTATTTGTGGTTACCACCATATCATATTTTATAACGTTTGGATTCTGACACATTTCACAGTCATCTCCGATTTCTTGATAAAAGTACTCACAGTTATAACAGGACATTGTATATTTAGAACCTTTAGATACTTTTTCTCTAACAGGGTCATAACCTCTACTAAAATTCATTCTCACAACTCTCCATTAACTCTTTATAGGATATACCATCTGCAAGTCCTGGAGATTTATCACTGTCAGTAGGTATGTAAGAGGAGTCCTTAAAACTTGGAAACATAAATTCAAGCATAGCAAAATTAGCTACATCAACCAAGTATTCTGTGTTGTGAGTCTTCTCATATAATTTAAGTCTTTCCTTTATGCACTTATAAGCTTGTGCAAGTTCAGGATAAGTCTTTGAAGCATAACCATACTTGTAATGTGAAGTCTGAATTGCATTCCTCATCTTACTCACAAAAGACTCTGAAAAACTCCTTGACAAAATCTGTTCTCTTGTTTCCATTAAGTTATCCTCCTAACGAATTTTAGTCGCAAGGTCAATTACCTGTTTTTTAATATCGTCAACAAGTTCAGGCTTTTTCTTTAAGTCATCAATGAGTGAATCAATTCCCTGATACTTTCCATCTTTATAATAGAACCAAGCACCACGTCTTTCAATCACTCCCCACTCAACAGCACAAACAACAATCTCCTTAAAGTTGTCATTATAGAGTGCTGAAACTCCTGCTGAGTTATCTTCTGAGAAATAGAAATCAAACTCTCCTGTTTGCATTCTCTTATAAGTCTTATTCTTTTCAATCTTAAACTTAACTACTTGACCTACAATTTCTTTATTGTCACCCTTACCCTCTGTAATCCAATCCCCTTTACGTAGTCTAAGATTTACAGAACTAAAAAACTTCTTTGCATTGCCTCCAGGAGTATATTCAGGGTCTCCATAAGCACCAATCTTTTCTCTAAGCTGATTAATACCAATAAGTGTGAATGGTGTTTTACCCTCTCTGCAAAGTCTGTTATTGTTAGATTGCCACTTACGGAAAAACTCACCAAGTAACTGTTGTGGAATACCCATACGGACTGTCTCGTCCATTTTACTTTCAGCTTCTTTATTAGGTGTCATAGATGCAATAGAATCAATAACACCTAAAGTTACTTGACCACTACGTTGTAACTGTAACATACCCTCAGTAGCTTCCTCCATACTGTCAGGTCTTGAATAAATAAGACAACTGGTATCAACACCAAGCTTTTCAAAATATTCGAGGTCAGAAGTACCCTCTACATCAAAGAAAGCTACAACGTAACCTAACTTCTGTGCCTCTCTTACAATATGACAAGTCTGAGTAGTCTTTGTGGAACTTTCATTTCCTGAGATTTCAATAAATCTTCCCTCAGGAATACCACCACCAAGAGCAATGTCAAGAGAGATACTTCCTGTAGGTATTCTCTTAATGACTGCTTTCTCTTTTGAAATACCTATCTGAATAGTGTTTTCTCCAAACTTCTTATTTAGGTCATTTACAACCTTAAGAACTTCGGGAGAAAGACTTCTTTTCGGTGTTACCTTAGGTGAAGTTGTAGCTTTTGTAGAGGTCTTTTTATTCTTTAAAGGTGAATTTACTACTTTAGCCATTGTCTGTTTCCTCCTTAACTAAATCTCTTGCTTCAAAATCACCGTCTTTTTCAAGCTGATTTATGATAGCCCTTGTGTAAAACTCTGTAAGGTTTTCACCATTCTTTCTTGCATGAGTCTGTACACGTTCCATAAGCTTTTCATCAGCCATGATAGTAATTGTGGTTTTGGCAATCATATATTCTCTCCTTTTCATTTTTCATAAAATTTGTGTTTTATCACTCTTATATAATAGCATATATCCGAATACTTGTCAAATACAAAAAATCCCCTAAATTAATAGGGGATTTATTTTATAATTAAGTTTCATAGAATACCATAATAGATTCTGTTCCGGCAGAAGAGTTAATAGGTACTACAGATATAACCCTGTAATTTTTACTATTACACTCTGCAATAAATTTGTCTAGCTGTTTGGTGTTTCCAATAGGGAGAAACCCTCTTGATAAACTTATAACTTTAAACTGTGTCATATGTTCCTCCTGCAAATTTAAGTATGTTATATTGTATGCTACAAATAAATGAAATATGCATAAACGCTATTTAGCATCTTGGTAACTGTCACCACTATCAAAATCTGCTCTCATTTCAAGATTTAATTTTACATTCTTTCCAAAGGGGTGTTCCATGTATGCTTTAGTCTTAGCTATACACTCCCCAACATATTTCTCAGGACATTCAAAAACAAGTTCATCATGTACCTGTAAAATCATCAATGCACCATGTTCTGTATACCATGGGTCTTTATCAACGAGATTCTGTGAAGACCCTGTAATGTCTGCGGCACTACCTTGTACTGCTGAATTTACTGAAAGTCTTTCACAATAAGCAACCTGTTTAAAGTCACGACTTCTTATATCAGGCAATCTCCTTTTACGTCTGAGGAGTGTATAAACATAACCATGCTTATGTGCAAAACGCTTTTGATTTTTAATAAAGTTGCTTACTCCTGAATAAGTGCTAAAGTACTTATCAATGTAAATCTGTGCTACATCTTCACCTTTCTTAACACCATAAGTATCAAGATAAGACTTATCACCTAAATCAATAGGAGACCATCTATCATCTCTAAGGTTAGTGTATAAGGTGAAAGCACCGCCACCATACATAAGCAAGAAGTTAATAACTTTTGCCGCTTGTCTGAGGTGTGGGTACTTCTTTTTTACCTCCTCTGGTGTGCAGTCAAGCTCAAACATATTTACTGCTGTTGAACCATGAGTATCTGAACCATTAGCAAACATTTCAAGCAGATTTTTGTCCTCTGAAAAATGTGCAAGAACACGCATTTCAAGGTTAGAGAAGTCTCCTGCAATTATCTTCTTTCTCTTTACCTCATACATTTCAATTTGCTCATCAGTAGCATCTTTAAGGTCACAAATATAATCTCCATTTTCATCTGCGAGATATTCACTACCAATAAACAGACTTCTAATCTGATATTTGTCTTCCTCATCAGCTTTAGGTAGCTGTTGTAAATTAGGGTTAGAACAAGAAATACGTCCACTATCTGTACCAATGATATTAAATGAGGGGTGTGCTTTACCATCATCATATAACTGTTCAAGAAGTCCATCAATAAAAGCACTCTTAAGTTTAGACAATTTCTTGTAGTCCATAAGGAGCTTACACAATTCAACACCCTGTTGCTTACGCTTACTCTTATAAGTCATTTTTGACAGCTTATAAAAAGTGTCTGCATTGGTTTGTGGAGCTCCACTTGCGGTCTTACTTATAGGTCTTAGCCCAAAAGTATTTTCAAGAAGTAGTGAGGTGTAATTAGGCTCTTTATCCAACTTCTTTTCAGGTACATAATTAAACAACAGTTCACCAAGCTGCTGACTACTTCCTGGGTTAAATTTTAGTCCTGCAAGGTCATACATCTGATAAAGAAGACTATCTATATCCTCATTGATTTCGGTACGCATAGTTTCAAGGTGCTCAACGTCTACACATACACCTCTCTCTTCCATTTTAAAGAGTGTGCTTAAGAATGGCATATAGAACTTATAGAAAATCTTGTCCATCTTCTCTTCTTCAAGTCTATCCATATAATAAAGATATAAATGCCATGTGTAAAAGCTGTCATCAATAGCATATGGAGAGCCATCATCAATAAGTACAAGGTCAAAAGTGACTTTCTGGGAGGCTTTATACCCAAACTCTTTCTTAATGCTATTGGGTACATCATTAGTAACCTCTTTAAAGTGTGTTTGGTCTATTCCAAACACCATTTGGGTATTCTCTTTAAGACCATTAGGACTATTCTCATCACATAACCAAGATGCTACCATTGTATCAAACAGGTCTTTTGTACGAATAAAAATCCTGAGTCTTGCCATTACGTGCATATCGAACTTAAGGTTTTGACCTATAATTCTTATGTCTTCTCTTGCAAAAATAGGTCCTAAATATTTGTGAACTTTTGACTCTTTAATGTTTCGGTGTATATCCTCATATCTTCTATGGTTAAGTGGTATATAGTAGTTGTTGTTATCTCCCCAAGATATTGAGATACCTACACATAAAAAGTCTTTGTTTTCTGCAAGAACTCTTAATGTGTTTGTTTCTGTATCGAATGCAAACTCTTGAAGTTTCTCCATCTTCGATGCTAACTTAGCAAGCTTAGACAAAGTGTCAACCACTACTTTACCTCTCATAACAGGACAATAGGTTGCTAACAAGTAAATTCCTCCTTTAATGTTTTAAGTGTACATAACAAAAAACTGCTATAAGTATATTATAGCAGTTTTATTGAGTTTAAGCAAATACAACCTATTACTTGTTAAGTTCCTTTTTGAGGTTACTTCCTACTGTAATTTTGAGGGAGTTAAAAGCATCCTTGTGTACAATTTCACCTGTTGCAGGATTTTTGTAATCACGAGCCTTACGTTCTGAAACTTTAATATTGAAGTCCCCAATAAAATTAACTCCTCCATCATTCAAAATTCCGTCCTTAATAACTGCAAGAACGTTATTGATTGACTGTTCAGCATCTTTCTTAGAAGTACCAAACTTTTCTGCATAGTTGTTTACAAGCTGAGTCTTACCTAACATTTTTAAATCCTCCATTTGTATTTAATGTTTGTTTATGTAAAGGTGGTTTATTTTTTAAACACACCTTTAATACTAGTCTTCTTACCTCTTGAAAGTGTGGATTTACCAAGAGGTTTTCTCTTTAAGGAATTAGATTTATGCTTGTCATCAAAAGGGACGTCATCATCTTCCTCCTCGTCATCAAGGTCAACAAAATCACTATCGTCTGTGTCTTCATCATCCTCGTCAAAATCGTCGTCCTCGTCATCATCACTGACAAGGTTCTTTCTCTTCTTATATTCCTTGTCATCTTCCTCTTCAAAATCAGGGAGATACATCTTAAGCTGTTCCTCAACAATAGTATAAAGAGATTCAATAGTTCCGTCAAACTCTTCCTTAAGCTTTTCAGGAAGCATACTTTCAATCTTAGAACGTGTAAGCTTACTTACCTCATCAGTACGCTCAATCATATAAGAAGTGTCTGTTCCTGTACCTGTACGTGAGATTTCATAGTCTCTTGAAGTAAGTCCATAACGATTAGAAAGTCTGTCAAGCTGAGAAAGTACCCTTGTACCTGCAACATAAAGCTTAAGAGAACCTCTTACTTTCTTCTTCTTTCCGTTCTTGTCTTTAGATTCATATTCAGAGTAGTCCCAGATTAGGAAAGCTCCCTTAAATGAGGGTTTATCACCATCTTCACAATGTGGACAACTATCGTCCCCACTACAGAGAACACTGTCATAACGTTCCTTACCACCCCTATAAGTCTTAACAGTGTGTTCATTGAAGTTAATAGGTTCTTCTGTAAGAAAACGTACCCTTGCTTCTGCTCCATCACCTGACAAGAAAAATCTAAACAACCTCTTTCCCATTTGTTCTCTTGCTTCTTCTTGTCTCTTCTTTTCTTCTCTTGCGGCTTCATAACCTTTTTTAAATAATGCCATCTCGAAATACCTCCTTAATTTTTAACTCATTAAATTCTATTTAATGGCACGTCTATATTATAACACAACCCAAAACATCTGTCAAACGGGCGTTTATAATCTTGGAATATGTCCTACACCTAAATAAGTTGCAGAATTTATGACTTTTACAGTCTCTAACTCTCCCCATTCACAGGGGTCTTTACCCTCATCAGGTATATAAGTAGGTATTAGTATATTCACATACCCTTTCAAGTGTTTTTTAGCAGTCTCTAACAGCTTAATTCCTCTCTCATCGAGGTCACATAACACTATAAGATTTTTACACCTATCTTTTATTTGTTCAGCTTGAGTCTTACTTACCTTATTAGTCATTGTAGCTATAGCATTAGGATAACCCCACTTATTAAGCATAATAACATCAAAACAGGCTTCTACAAGTATTAAAGTGTCCTCTACAGATTCAAGCTTGTCCAATGGGTAAATAAGACTACTCCTTTTAAAGTCATATATCTTAAATCTGCTATTTTTAGGTCTGTTAGGGTCTATATATCTACCTATTATTCCGGCAAGTTTTCTATCTTCCCAAAAAATCGGAATAGTAACAGTCTCTTCTTTTAGGTCACGTCCTATCATATATGTTTTCATGTCCTCTTTATCGAAACCTCTATCAAAGAAATATCTGTAGGTCTCTTTTCCACTCTTAAGAGGAGCTAAACAGGACATTGGTTTAACCTCTTTGTTAGAAGTCATTCTATCAATATCAATAAACTTGTCCTCATATCTGTGTATAGATAAATCATCAGAAACGTTAAACAGATTAAAAGTTACACCATATCTCTGTTTTAGAAATTTTTCAGCTTGACCTACAGACTTAAACCTGTCAGGTAATGAACGATATACAAGCCAAGATATTGAACCACTCTCACCACAAGAAAAACAGTTAAATACTTGTCCGTGTAAGTTAGGTTCACCATCAGGACAGTAATCAATGTCAATACCACAAGATGGGTTTTTCTCACCATGTATAGTACAACAGAACTGTATTTTACTACCTTTCCAATCTTTCATGACAGGAGTGTCCAGAACATTTATCAATAAGTCTTCTATCTGTTCTTTTGTAAACCCACTCATATCAAATCAACATCCTGTATCTCTTCACCTTTTAAAAGCTTCTTACCTATACTAAAATACTTAGGGTCAATTTCACAACCTTTAAACTTTCTATTTGTCCTTTTGCAAGCTATTGCAGTAGACATAATTCCCACAAAAGGGTCAAGTACAATATCACCCTCTTTAGAAGAATTGAGAATAAGTATTTCCATAAGTTCAGGTGGTTTAGAAGTTACGTGCAAAACTTTACCTTTAAGGTCTTTAGGTTTTTTATTAGGGACACTTAAAATGTCAGCAGTTCCACAATTATTTATAGCTATACCCCTACCTTTTCTAAAAAAGAGTATATATTCAAACTGTGACATATAATACTTCCCCATAATCTTATTTCTCTTATCCCAAATAAGAGACTTTGTAAACTTAAATCCTGCATTTTCAAAGGTGTTGAGCATCTCCTTTAGGTTTACATGATTAGTCATTACGTAACAATGTCCACCATCTTTTAAAACCCTATACATCTTATCTGTATAGTCCTTTGGGGTGAGGTCATTGTACTTAAACATCTGTCCTTTCTTGCAGATTTCAGTCTGCATCATTCCACCACTATTTCCTGCACAACCCCTAGGTGTAGTCTTATAGGGAGGGTCAGTAACAATGAGGTCTACCGAATTTTCAGGAAGACTGTTCATAAATTTAATTCCATCAGAACATACTACTTCAATATCACTGCTTTTTTTTAATTTCAATTTCCTTTTTAACTTCTTTTTTAGAATCATAATACTTCACTCCACTCGAATCTTATAGCTTCATTATAGCATATATCTTTATTAGCGGTCAAAATACCTAAAACTGCAAGTCTTCTATCTACTGCCATAAAGTCATTTGATAATTCAATAGGGTCAGGATAGAAATAAGAGTCAGGATAAGCAATAAAATTGTCCTTTAGTCTTTCTTCTACTTTCTTTTTACCATAGAGTATGTGATTTCTAACGAGGTTAATATTTACTCCGTCACACCATGAGGGGTCTGTACAACCATTGTCAAATATATGTTTCCAACGTGAATAGTCTTTAAGGATACCTATGTGCATATCTACTGCAAATACTTTCTTCTCTTTCTTTCTTCCCATTAAAATTGCCTCCATAAATTAGAACGTAGCACGTTCATACTGTTTTAGTGTTATCGCCTCGCCCTTACAAAGACTGTCAATGAAACAAGACCATTCAAACTGTACCTTACAATAATCATCTTTTCTTGCTTTAAGGTACTTTTTATAATCTCCACCATAGACTTCATTGATAAACATTCTCTTTATTGTCATAAGTTTAGTCCTCCATAACATTTAAAGTGTTGTCTTTAGTAGACTTTTCAGTACTATCCTCTTCGTCTTCAAAGTCCTCTACTTCATTAGTGTCGGCATAAATTTCACTAAAATCCATAATATCAAAATTCCAGTTAAGAAGTAACTTACCTAAAATACCCTCACGCTGTTTAAGTACTTTAAGCCCCATTTCTTTATCATTTATCATTATTTCATCTCTGAATAACGCCCAAACATCATCACTATCTTGTCCAATAGCTTGTGTGTACATAATAGAACCTAATTCAGGTCCTGTCTTTTTACTTGTATTCTTATCAGCCTGAGTGTTAATGAGTATAGGTTTACCACATCTCTTAGCAAGTTTTTTAAGGTCTCTTGTAATGTGTGCAACTCTTAACCAGTCATCTTTAGCACCCTGGTCATCTTCCATAAGATAAGCTGAGTCAATAAAAATTACATCAGGGTCATACTTATCAATATCAGCGGAAAGACCCATAACACCTGTTGCTGTAGTTATATAAAGCGGTTCAAAATTAGGTAAGTCATTCTCCAAAAACTCAAAGAACTGTTTTTCAAGCTTAAGACTTAGTGCTCCAGATTTAAAAGCATTATAGTTAAACTCTTCTCCATAACACATGGAGAATAGCATAGCTTCATATCTATCCCTCATTATATCCTCGGACATTTCGGTTACACACTGTAATACACGATAATTATGAAGTTGTAAATAAGACCCCATAATAATTTCAAGCCACGTATTGTGAGTCACTATGAAATCCCCACATATAAATGTGTGGTCAGGACTGTCAACAGAAATACACTGCATTTCCTCTGAATAAGTCATTTCTTCAATGTCTGCAATCTTTAAAAGGTCATAATGATTAACCCTGTTACTCTTATAAGACTTTGAATACTGCCCTTTCCTATGACTACTACTAAATAGTTCATCAGTCTTAGCACTTACATACACCTTATACTCAGGCAGATTTTTTTCAGACCTTTTATAAGTGTGTACCCTGCACCTATACCCTAAACTTCTCACAAGAAACATAAAAGACTCACAAAGATTTTTACTTCCTGTAAAGTATGACACAAATCCTCTTGAAGTAACTGTACCGTCTGTGTCAATCATACCTCTAACCAGCTCAAGTCTGTCCTCAATGGAAGAGTATAGATAATCGTCAGGAATGAATTTAGTTTCAGAAGTTGTGCCAATAAGACCTAATTGCTTAATACATCTGTACAGTTTGTTTTCTCTCGTGCTATTACTCTTAAAAAGATACTGTAAATTGTGTTTATTCCTTACAAATAAACCATTGAAATTTACAAGTAACTCATTAAGTTTATCTACTAAAGACCTGTCAATTGTTGCAAAACTGATTCTGTCAGTTGTAAAACCTCCGTCACCTATTAAAGCACCTAACACATAAGGAGGTAAAGGTAAATTCTTCTTTTGAAAGTACACCTTATTACAAACAGGTATACTGATATTAAATCCTCTACCTCTTTTTACAGGGTGATTAGCAATAATATTAGAAAGAGTGTCCACTCTCCAATCATTATTGCGTGATACATCATCAAGGGTCTTGTACACCCATAAGTGCTCTTTACAACAGTCAACTGATGAACCGTCCTCAAAATGCACTCTATAAACTTGCTTTTTTCCTTGTGGATAAATGGCTGTAACAGGATAACACTTTCCGTCTCTTGCATACACTTGTGTGTCTACCTTAATATCTTTCATAGGCACAAAACCTTTATCTGTAAGAACAGGTGTTGAGAGAGTAAGTGCTTTACCTACACCAGTATTTGCAATAACTGTGGTTAAAGTACTATCTTTAAGACCTTTAGTTATGTAATCGAGCTTACTAAATCCAGTAGGTAGTCCTTGCATACCCTTGTTGTTCTTTTTCTTCAAATAAGCTTCTTTACGAGACTGTGTGTCCTTTGTAATATCAACATCAGTAGTCTCTGTTACCTCAGACTCTATGTAAGCTATAGACCTTTTAATTAGTGCATAAGCTTCATCAGATTCATAATCTTGTAAACGTTCTGCCACCTTTTCTACAGTATCGGCAATGTAATTATGCTTAACTTTCTTCCTAAGTTCTTCACACCAAAATTTCAGGTTCTCTTCTGTCCCCACAACAGTCTTACTATCAACTAAAACTGTTTCAAGTTTAAACCTTGGGAATTGTTGTTTAAAGGCTCTTACACTTGGCACTTCACCAGTATTCATAACTGTTTCGTATATGTAAGCATAAGCAGAACGACTGTCACCTGTAAAGAAATCGGGTTTTATTTGATTATCCTTTACAGTCATTATATCTTTAGTCTGTAGTAACTTAGATATAAAACCTATTTCAACGTCATATTTCATTTTTATTATCGTCCTCTCAAATTTATTGCAGAATGAAAATCACTTAATGAGAGTGCATTCCTGTTATTTATAAGACCTCTTCTATAGTCATTATCATCTACCACATAAGTTAAATCTCCTGTTAAAAGTCGTGAGGAAATCTGACTGAGTTTATTATACAACACAATGCGATTAAAAGGCAAATCACTAATGATTGCCTTTAAATCTCCTGTATAATTGCTTTCCTCAATGAGTAAGTCAACGTTGTATTCAGTCTGTCTATAGATGTGCTCCATAGAATTGACTGCAAGAATATTCACCTCTGCTCTTTTTGTTTTACCAACAAGGAAATTTAAGAATTTGTCTGGAAGACTGTTATCTTTATACTTTATAACAAAGTCCTCACACATAAACCCAAATGTGGCTTTGACGTGGTTAGATAAATCTCCATGCATCATTACTTAATTAAATCCTCCTTATCTAAGTCTATATTGAACTCCTCCTTAAGGTAGTTCAGACAGTCAATAGGCGAAAAAGGTTTATTGAATATTCCTGTCTGCATTAGTGCAAAATAACTCTCCACACTATCTTTCACTTTTAAAAGTCTCTTCTTTCCAAATCCAAAGTCTTTATGTAATGCAGTAAAGAACACTGCCAAAATTTGATTTGACACATCAACTTTAACACTTTTATACACTTCATCAACTTTCGTGTCCCACTCTTCTTGAAGATACTTTCCAATATCTTCTTTCGTCATCACCATTTTGTCTTTCATTACACCGTGAGTTTTATCAACTCTGTAATTTGCTTTCATAACTGCTTTAACCTCACTCTTAATCACCTAAAATTTTGCGTGCAAGTGCATCTGCTTGTTCCAATATTTTCTTTGCTTTGTTATATAACCTACACTTCTGTATAGGGTGAAGTGCAGGGTGAAGACTGTCCCTATATCTACGCATTTTAAACTCCTCATTAAACAGCTTGTCTATCTCATAAGCAAGTTCATCAGCATCTATAGCAAATTCGTCCTCACTAGGGTCTATAAGATTCTCCTCAACATAGTCTGCTACAGAGTAACCACACTTTTCACGGATATATTCAATATAGTCCCTTGGTTCATAAAAATACTTATTTCCATCAGGTGTGGATAATAAACCTGTATTAAGTTGTCCCATAAGTTGCTCACCTCTTTTTAAAAATAGTTGCTCTCTTATCCTCACACTCAATCATAACAGGAGTTGTATTACCTTTCAAAAGACTAATACAACTCTCTCCATATCTTTCTGTCATAAGAGATATATTCAAATTTGTGCAAACAATAGTAACAAGACCGTTGTCTTCTCTATATCTTAACAGGTCTTCCAGTATAGGTGCAGATACTTTACTGTCAATCTCTTTTCCAACTTCTTCAAGCACTAAAAACTCGACTGCTTTATAGTAAGTATAGAGTTCATCCTCTAAAGTTGCTTTCTCGTCAGCACTCTTAGCGTTCCACACTTTTGTATATTTATCCACATACTCAACAAAAGTAGAACGTCTTGATGTATATCTATGTCTATAAGCTTCCTTAAGGATAATACTTGACAGCATAGTCTTACCAACACCATTACTTCCATAAAGGAAAAGACCCTTATTATTTTCAAAATTGCTATCAAGGTCTTCTATGTAAGCTTGTACAAGACCTTTAACTTTCTTTAACTCACTCTTACCTTTAACATCAAAGTCTTTTAAAGTGTTTCCCCTAAAAGATTTAGGTATTCCTATAAGTTTCAGACTGTCCTCACTGACTACAGTCCTTACAGGTCGTTTACTCATTTTAGTCCCACTCCCCTATTTTGTATTTTTCAGTGTTATCAGATTTTTTCCACTCTCTTTTAGAGGTCTTATCTGTAGAAATCTTCTTTTCTCTTGGCACATATTCATCATTCGCCCAATCAATGCTATCTTTATAAATTGTGTTCACCCAGTTACTTGAAAGAACAGTTGGCTGAGTCCTATTTATATCAAGATATTCTTGGTCTCCTGAGAAAATAAACTCTATCATTAAAAGTATTTCAGGAATATCAAAATTTTCCTGTAATCTCTTAAATATTCCCATGTCACGCTTCATATTAGCTATAACATACTTAACCCCTGCTTCTCTTGCCTTTTCCCTGAAAAAATAAGTAAGGTCAAGGGTATTAAATTCAGTGTATCGTGCCTCAAGGTCATGATATTTGTCCAAAAATTTTTGATACTTCTCAGAAGTTATATTCCTCTTTTCTTTTTTCTTTGGAACTCCTTTTGTGGTAGTATTATTGCTTGTTTGAAGCTGATTATGTACCCTGCGAAAAGCACACATTAAATCGTCCACTCTTTGTTTATTCATTATTACACCTCTTGCTTGGGTTTATTAGTATAATATAATTTTAACACAAGAAAATTAAATCGTCAAATACAAAGAGGACACCCTATAAAGAGTGTCCCACTTATTGCTTATTCACCCACAGTATTAAAAACAGCCTGTTCAAGTGCAGTATCAATGAAGTTTTCAATTCTTTCAATTGCCTTTTCAGGTGTTTCTCCATCTTGAACATAATCAGATAACCAAACATCTACTCTAAGACTTTCATAGTTATCCATATTCTTTGTTACACCCTTACTCATTCCAACCATAGGTTTGGACTTAGGGTCATGCTTAAAAGAGTGTTCAAGAGGTGTACCCTCTTTAATAACCTCTTCACTTCCAGAAGACTTCTTTTTAACTGTTGTATTTTCTTCCGCTTTTCTTGCAAGACTTTTCTTACTCTTTAATGTTGCCATAATTACTCTCCTTATTTCTTTAAAGTGTTATTCCCTCAATCAATGCTCTTGCTTCAAGCACTGAAAGGTAGTCACCCATAGCTCTCAATTGCAGACTAAAAAGACTTCTTGGACAAGTAGGCTTAAATTCAAGATTTCCACTGTCCCACTTATCAACCATAGTCTTAAGTTTAGTAAAACGAGAAAATAGCTGATAATATTCAGCCTTAAATCTATCCCTAAAATCAGCACTACACATTAAAAATGCAGTATCAAATAAAAGGTCTGTTCCAACAACTCTGTATGCAGATTCAAAGGAATCTTTAGGACACCAACCCTCATAATCATCAGCATACTTTACAAAGTAACCCTCATCATTATAACTTGCATCGTCCTCAGGGATTTCAACATTTTTTAACTTGTTAAATTCACCTCTTGTCATTGGTGTAGCAAAAACGAGTTTTACTCCAAGATACTGAGTGAGTTCAAGCTTAGAATCTTCTGTACCTGTTGTCTTTTCAGTATTATTTGTGTTCTCCATTTAATATCTTCCTTTCTTATTCGGTAACTTCTTCATAAGTGTCAGTAAAAATGTCAGGTTTACAAGCGTATAATTCACCTCTTACACCCTTAATAATATAATCACCTACACTTACTTGCATTGTCCCCTCTAATGTTTCAATATACAGTGTACTGAAAATTTGTGGTACAACAGTCCAGTGTAGAATACCTGTATTGAAAGACTCAATAATCCATTTTGGAACATATTCATTCCTAAAGCACTCGTCACCAGTATATTGAAAAGCTTCAATTACAACTGGTTTTTTTCTATATTTAGGCATATCAAACATCTCCTATTTTCTTATTATTGGCTTCTTCTACAGTAAACTTACCCGTAGAATATCTCTTACTAAGTTTATCAATATTAATGTCAAATACCTCTTCAAGTGGTACATTCAAACAGTTACAAGCAAGTGCTACATACCAACACACATCACCAAGTTCTTTAATAGCGTGTTCTCTGTCTAAAGACTTACCGTGAAGTACTACTTTCTTAATAAGGTCTGCATATTCTCCTGCTTCTCCGGCAACACCTAAAGCTGACATAATAAGTTCAGACTGTTCAGGTTCCACTTTAATATTTGAGACAAACTTTTTCATCTCCTGCTGATATTCATTAGCTTTCATTATTACTACCTCACTGCATACTTAGACACATAATCATTTCCTGAGAGTTAAGAGTAAACTGAATACTGAACTCTCCATTATCAAGAGTAGTAACAATTTTATTACCCTTATCTACATAACCAGTGAGTATATAGTTTTTTCCCTTAAGATTAAATTCTTCTTGTAACATTTCAAGGACCTTATTCATCTTTACAGAGGACACCTTTGTCTGGTCGTCAATATAAGACTGTCCATCAGCTTCAAGGACTACCTTTTCATCATCAGTCATGTAATCTTCTGTCACCTCAGTAACTAAATCCTTAGTTACCTCTTCAACTTCTGTTGACTTCTTTTTTAACTTTGCCATAATTACTTACCTCCAAAATACTTTTTATGTAATTCTTTAAAACGTCTATGACATTCCACACTAAAATCGGTCATGGACATTTTCTTACCTTGTGTTATATCACACTCTTTAGCACACTGTACTATAATGTCAATTTGCTCCTGAGTGTAAAGTCTTTTTCCAAACTTATCTTTGAACCAAGACTCAGGTATAACTCCATTACTCTCCCAAATACGAATAGTGGTAGTAGTTCTATTAAGTCTCTTTGCAAGAGTTCCTATATAAAACAGTCTTACTTTTTCACCATTCAAAGTACAAGTCTTATTTTCACTTGTTGGCATCTCCGGCTCTCACCTCATTTGCTTTATTATCTCTGTCTTCGACTTCAAGAAAAACTAAAGCCATAGTAGCATAGTTAGCAAGGTCAATAAGAGTGTCCTTAATAGACTCATCCAGACAATCAATTTCAGGATTTTTAACCAGTGATGCAAAACGGTTTACCTTGTCTTTAAGTCGTACAGCGGCAGACAAAAGTCCATCATCTTCACACTGTTTAAAGAAACTCGCTTCGTACCTTGTATTCTTCTGCTTAAAAAGTTCTATACATTTATCCTGCACTTCTGCGAAAAGATAAGACAAGAAATTATAATCAGTATCACAAAGTTCCTTATTAAAGTTCTTTAACTCTTCCATTTACTTATACCTCACTTCCTCTTTAACACGGGCTTTTTCTTCTGTGCCGCAATGGTAGCAGTTGATTTCTGAATATCAACAACTTCCTCTTTTTCACGAACATCAACTGCATAGGTTGATTTAACTTTAGTAATTGCCTCAAGGTCTTCGGGAGTAATGTCTCCTTTTGATACTCTTACCTCAACTGCTGACTCATCAACCATGGGCTTAAGGGAAATACAGTCTTCATAACCCTTACTTTGAAAGAAAAGTACTGCCTTATTTTCATCAAAGGACACTGACTTTCTGCACTGAGAACCAAAAACAAACCTGTCATTTTCAGAATAGTAAGAACCATTCGAGTCTTTAGTTCCCCTTTCAGTAGCATAAGCCTTAATAGTATCAGCAATAAGCTTTTTTCTTTCAGAAATTAATTTTTCCTGTTTCTTTAACTCCTGATATTCAGACACCATTGAACTAATGGTCTTTTCGTCAGGAATTACACTTGTGGTCTTTTTCTTAGTTGCCATTTGTTTATTCCTCCTGTAAAAAATTAAGTGTGTTACACTTATTACAACAATAAGTATAGCACACTTCAAAAATATTGTCAATTACTTGTTAAAACCCCTTTGCAAATAATCTACCACTCCTAATAGCTTTATCACTCACAATAAGCTTAAGCTGTTTATAACGTCTATCACGTGTTTCTCCTTGTCTACACAACTGATAAACGTTGTCGTACCTATAATCATAAAGTCTTGCTACACTAAGCTTATTTCCATCTGATTTTCTTCGTATACGACCAACAGCTTGTTCAACATTTTTCCCATTGTTTATCGAGGACACTAAAAAACCTACTTCCCACTGTTTTACATTTGTACCCTCATTTGCTTTTGAATAGGTTGCAAGGGTAATATATTTTCTCCTACTCTCTGCTATGTCAATAATTAAGTCACAGTCTTTATTATCCCCATAGTAAAGACCAATATCCTTTTCATCAACACCACTAATGACTAACAAGTCTCTGTAGTGTGTAATTTCCTCTTTTCGTGAAAAGAATGCAACACAGCTATGACCTGAATTATACTCTTTTAGTATATCAGATATTACCACTCTTGAAGTGTCATACTGAGTACAAGCCTGAAATTCAATAGCTAAATGTGCAATATCAGGTTTTTCTCCATAAGCTAAAGAAGCAATTCGTTTTTCTTTGTCCTTTAAATGACTGTTATCTCTAACAAAGTTTACAGGGTCATCAAGCTTCCTCTTAACTTTATAAGAAGACTTTCCTACTTCTGTAACTACAGGGTTAAAATAAGTCTTTAAAGGTCTTTTAATTACCTTTACTTGCAGAATGTCTTCGTCTTTTTCTTGATGTCCATAAGAATAACAGAAGTCACCATAATATAAATTCATTACACAGGATAGTCCATCAGAACGTTCAGGTGTAGCAGTAAGACCTAATCTATAACGACAATTAAAGTTATTTCCTAATTCAAAAGAACTACTGGGACAGTGGTGCATTTCGTCCTGAATAACAAGACCAAAGTAGCTATATAAAGACCTTAAGTCCTTGGGACTTAAATTATTTAAAGTCTGAATAGTAGCAATAGTGAAGTGTTTTCCCACTTTTCGTGACTTAGCTTGAATTAGTCCTACATCTACTTTACCACCAAAAGCTTTTTCAATATCATTTCTCCAACCTTTAACAAGGTCAGTCTTATGTACAAGAACTAAAGTCCTTGTTTTAAGTTTATGTGAAAGTGCAAGTCCTAATACAGTCTTACCTTTACCTGTAGGTAATTTAATACTCCCTTTCAAAAAAGATTGTGTTTGAGTATTTGAGTTTGCATCAAGATAAGCACTTAAAGCTTCGGACTGTGTTTCTCTAAGTTCCATTAAAAAATCAGGGTAGTCTACTTCCGGCAGTTTTCTTTTATCAGTAACTTCATCTGGACTTATTTCAATTCCGCTATAACCAATAGGGACTTCGGCACAAAGTTCTCCATCCTCTTCAAACAGTTTAAAAAACTCTAAAAACTTAGGCTCTCTTGTAGAACTCCATTTTGAATACTTCATTATTTTCTCATATTTAGGGTTTGGAAATGTAAGCTCCTTTTCAATCTGATTTTCCTCTATATCAGAAATATCACGTAAGACAATATGACTTCCAATTTCTGCTCTAAGCATAGTTTAACAACTCCTCGCACAAAATTTATTTGTAACTGTATTATAACATACAAAATAACTTTAGTCAAAACACAAAAGGACTGCCTTTTAAGCAGTCCCTTATATACGTGCGTGTGCGTAGTAATTACGTAGCTAATTATATTATAATTACGCACCTAATATAAAATAAATTTTAAGTCATTTTATATTATATAATATTATAATAAAAATCCTAAAGGATTTTTATGCGAACACTTCCAGTGTCGCAAACTACTAAAATCACTTTTTCACAAATCTGTTTTTGAGTTCATTTAACTCTTCCCAACCATACATAGAAATAAATGCAATAATAAAACTCAACGCAACACTTCCAACTATGTGATAAAGTTTAATGTCAACACCAGTATACTGTAGGTAACATAGAACACCTACAACAGTGATTACCAGTGAAAGAACAAGGACATAAAGTTTAGTCGGAATTTTTTTAGGAACAAAGTCCTTTGTGAGTTGTACCACGATTGACAGGAAAAATGCAAACACCCCAATAATTGAAACAAGAGTGACACCACCACTCACTAAGTTTTCAAGTAACATATAAATACCTCCATAAACAATTATAGTCAATTTCAATTTAATTTTGAATTGTAGAATGAGCTACAAGGTCATTCCCAAGTCTTATAATTGACTTCCAAAGTCTTAATAGTGAAATTATAGCATTTTAAACTAAAACCTCTTAAAAAGTCATTTAAAGCTTGTTTTATTATAGCATAGGGAGTAGCTATTTACTACTCCCTTATACTGTCAAAATACCTTGTAATTACTTTGCAGGAATTTTAAGTTTATTACCTGCATAGATTGTGTCAGACTTAAGTCCGTTGAGCTTTTTAATTTCAATATAACGAGAACCGTTACCAAGCTTCTTTTCTGCAATGTCCCATAAACAGTCACCCTCTACTACTGTATATACTGTGTATTTAGACTTTTCCTCGGCAGGCTTTGTGGTTGTAGACTGACTTGACTTTTTAAATCCATTAAGTCCTGCGTTTTTAATCAATGTCGGATAGTCAATGTAGCAAAAGTCAACATCACACTGTCCTGAAACACCATAAACGCTCTTTACATTCTTTGTGTCCCAGTCAGGATTTCCTGCAACACCATACTGCCACATACCATACTGCCCTTTATAGGTGCAATTAGAGCTATACTGTGCAACCCAAACAGCATATCTCTTACGAACGTCCTCAGAAATGTAGTTATTGAGGTAAGAAGTACTCATATAGAGTCCAACCCAATAACCTGCTTTTTCAACAGTGCCCATAAATGCTTTTGCAATTTCAGTACACTTTGTTTTTCCAAGGTCAAACTGACTTCTTTCTTCCATGTCAAAATAAACTGGAAATTCAAAAGTCTTACCCTTAAGTACTTCAAGGAAAGTTTTAGCCTCTCTTACTGCATCTTCAACAGTGAGGGCGTAGCTATACCAATAAGCACCTACTGGGATATTGTTTGCTTTACAACCAGTATAGTTGTTTTCAAACTGCTTGTCTTTCTGAGAGAGTTCTCTACCATATCCTGCACGAATAATAGCATAATCAACTCCTCCAGTCTTAACAGCTTCCCAGTTTACGTTACCCTGATGTACTGAGACATCAATACCTTTCATTAAGAAACTCATAACAATGTACCTCCTTATAAATTTTACTGTTTTTATACCACTTTCCATCATAAAGAATATGACGGGCAGTTGTATCAACTTCAATGACAACACTTCCATCAGTCATAGTAATTTCATTTCCGTCATCAAGTGTTACTGTTGGAGTAGAAAGTGCAGAAGATTCACTTGCTTTACACATTAAAACTCCTATATACACTTCTCCAACTTTAATCACAGACATAGATTTCATATACAAGCACCTCCTACATAACTATCATAGAACTAATTTTCGGTTGGCTATTATCACTGGAAGCAGTCCAAGCAATATAGTAATCACCAACAGGAACAGATTCAAGACCAATAGCCTCAGTAATATTATTTGCAGAATAATTAAAGTCAAAGTCTAAGGTAACTATAGCCTCACTACCTGCTGTTAGAATAGACTTAATACTTTCTGCAATTTCAAGGTTGGTACTTCCTGTAACTAAAGACGTCGGAATAAACTTTAGCTTTTCGTCTTTAGTACTTCCTGAGGTGTAGCTAAGTAACAACATATTAGTCCCTGTACTTGAAATAGGTATAGTATTAAATGTGATTACACTACCCGACCGACCAACCAAAGTCTGTAGTATTGTAATACAGTGAGTAGCTTTCACTTTCATTACAGAAACTGTTTCCACCATCAATATAGTCCTGAATAGACTTAAGTTCAGAATTAAATATTGTGTAAACACTGTCAAGGTAACTTGTGTATAATGAGTTTTTATACACCGTATATCTTGTAGAAGAAGTTCCTGAACCCATTAAGTTAGGAGTAATGTAAGAAGTTCCATCAGGATTTACAATCTCTAGCTGATAATTTCCTGGAGAAGCATCATAAACATTTATAGTTGGTGACTCTCCATTAGAGCCATCAGCTCCATCTTTTCCGTCAACACCATCTTCACCTTTACATTTACCTGCATTCATTACAGTCCCATCAGAAAGTGTGACAATAAGGTCACCATTCTCATCAATGGAGCAGTTGGGAATGTATACAGAAGTACCACCTCCACCACTACCACCTGAGCTGTTTTGAGATGCAAGGAAAAGCAGTAACTTCATTAAGTTTAATTCATCCATACTTCTACCTCCTTAAGCGTTCTCAATTTTAAGAGTTCTGCAACGCTCATATAAAGCTGTTCCAGTCCCATTACCACCTAAACTGTGATAACTCTTGTAAAGGTACTCCAAATTTTCAAGTTCATCAACTGTGATATTACCACGTTTAATGTAGTCAGTGCATAACTGATAAATCCTGTCATGAAGTATTGCAATCATACCTTGATTTATTAACTTCTGAGTAAGTATTTCCTGTTTAAATCGGGAATACAATTTTTTCAATAGGACTGACAGTCCTGCTAACGCAGTTGAGAAAATGAACTCTAACCAGTACTCTTTAATAAAGTTTAACATAGTGATACCTCCTTTCTATGAAACTTATGTTACTGTTAGTACCACTATGTTTCTGCTATGTTTAAGTCATTTATAATCATTAAAAGATTATTGCTCTATCAATCCAAACGAGAATATGTGTATCATCAACACGTTTCATAACTCTGAAACCTTTATCAGATGTTGTTGCAATTCCTCCAGTTGTAGGTTTGCAATAACCATTAGCTACACAACTTCCATCATCTACGACTACAAGTCTTCCTATACTTGCTACATAAGACCACTCAGGTCTCTTACTTCTCGGAATATAAACCTCATTAGGGTCATAATCAGGGTTAAGCATAGGTCTCTGTTCAATTTTTTCAGGAACAACTATAATTACCTCTTCTTCACCATTTTCATTGACAACTGTTTTTGTTTCAGCAGGAACAATATAGTCCTCATAAATAATAGCTCCAAACACATCTGTGAGATACTTCTTATTCCAAGAGTCTTCATAGTTGTTACCTACTAAGGCAGGTCTTGCAGAAACAATACCATGAATGTAAGAGGTATTTTCATCAGCAAGAACAATGTTTTCACCATCTAAGGTTACGAATAAACCTCTTCTGTCTTCTTTAAGTTTGTTTCCATCTTTCCATTCAAACCACTCAGACAGGTCAGCACCATTAGTTGAAACAGTTCCGGCAGTGTGGATATCACCACTTTTGAGAATACGTGTTACAGTTCTTGCTTCTGTGAATGTTCCACCACCAATAGTCAGCACACTGTTTTCAAGTGTTCCCTGTGAGTCATCATTGTAATACCCAAAAAAGGCACTGTTAGTATTAGGGGCATCTGCAATAAACTCAGTTCCATAATAGTCTTTAAGACCCTCTCCTATAAGAACATTGTTAATACCTGCACATTGATTAGATGTACCAGATACTACACAGCTAATACCAAAAGTATCTTGTTGACCTGACCTACCTACATGGTTTTGGAATCCACCTACAATATCTCTACAGCCTGAAACTTGATTTCCATTACCTACAATTGCAGAATGATAAGCATAAGTGGAGTTGTTATAACCTGAAATAACACTACTTTCAGAATTATAAATAGTATTACTCTCTCCTGAAATTAAGTCATAAGCAGAATGAGAGTTAATCTTGTTCTTATATCCCGACATAAATGTTGCTTCAACAATTCCAGACTTAGCTGAGTTACTATTACCAGTAAACAGTGAACCAGTCATTCCAGAACTTGCAGTAATTTCATTACTCTCACCAAACACTGTAACACCACTACTGCCAACAGTGTTTGTTACACCTGCAACAAAGTTATTATTACCAGAAACGGTATTTCCCTTATTAGCAACAAATCCGTTTTCACTCTTAAGGACGTTGTCCAGACCACCTGCAATGAAACCTCTGTTTGACTGGTTAGTATTAGTCTGACCTGAGGTGAAACTTGCAAAAGCATTTGATGCACTATTTTCATATCCACATATAAACGCAGAAACGCTTGAGGCATCAATAGATACGTTGTGACCCATAGCTTGTGAAGATACGCTCTTAGTCTTGGCTAAATGTCCTGTTGTGAATGAGTAATCAGCAGAAGACTCACAGTAGTCACCAGTAGCTACTGCTGACTGACCTTGTGCTTTAGAACCATTACCTGTGGAGAAAGCATAGTTTGCAGAGGATTCAGTCAAATTTCCAATAGCAAAAGAGTAAAGACCTGATGCTTGGTTTTCTGCAATATTGTTAGTAATAACAGCACCAACACCAGTTCCATCAGCAATATTCCAGGCATTAAGTGTACCTGTTCCATCTTCATTCCAAATATTTGAAACATAAAGTCCTGTTATATGGAGTTTACCCTCCCAATCAAGTTCGAGTATATTCTTTCTTGCAACATTTTCACCATTTTTAGCTCCACCACCTACAATAAGTGCAAATTTATTTTCAGTGTCTTCAACATTGTAATGACCCATTACAACTTGGTCGTAACCTGTTGCAATGTTGTTGCTTCCCATTACAGATGAGTTATTGCCATTTATAGTGTTGTAAGAACCTGTCACAAACATTGGATGACCTGAGTTATTAACAGTACAATTAAATCCAGTACAAAGAACACAGTTTGTACCACTATCTAACACTTCACTTGAAATTGTGTTACCTTTACCACCTATAACTGAATCATGTATATTTGTAATGCTATTATTATAACCAGTGATTACAGAAGAGAAAAGTCCATATATTGTATTTATTTCTCCTGATGTGACTATGTTACAAGTTGGGAATCTTTCACCTGAAACCCCATTAGGTGTGTAGTCAGATATGGTGTTTTTATTACCAGTTAGAATTGAATTTCTTGTCTGAGAAATAGTGTTTTCATTACCTGAAATAACACTGTGCTCTGAACTAAACGTACTATCAGATGATGAATCCTTAATAAGAGAGTTATTTTTACCAGATAAAATAGAACAAAAAGAACGTGTAGCACTATTACCATTACCTGATATAATTACTTCACTTGAGTCAATAAGAAGACCATTTGTGCCAAACAAGGCATTTGATATTGATGAGGCAAGGTTGTCATTATGTACATTATTACCTGCACCACTGACTATTGAACTGTGAACATTTTGAGTTACCTGGTTTGTTCTACCTGATACTATAGTATTATTTGAATCAGATATGATATTATTCTGACCTGATATGATAGAATGTTCAGACCTTGTAACAGTATTGCTATAACCTGAAACACTGCTCTCAAAGCAACTATCTGAAACAGTATTTGAATCTCCCGATACTGTAGAACTACGTGAATTATTAACAGTATTATTGTTTCCTGTTACGTTGGCTCTCTGAGAATTTGTAACTGTATTAACAGTTCCTGATGCAGAAGCACCAACAGAGTTTACAATCACATTCTTGTAACCAGTCATGTTAGCTTGATTACTGTTTCTTACAATATTCTCTCTTCCTAATACTAGAGCTTCTCCTGTATCGGAAACAATATTTGACCGTCCACCTACATGACAGCAATCACCTGAACCTGATACAGAATTTCCATTACCACCAACATGGTGTACATTACCTTTATCTACTGTGTTGTTTGTACCCTCAACATGGTGAATTGAACCATTATTTACTGTATTATTTACACCCTCAACATGAAGCATACCCACATTCTCAGAATTTGTATTTATAGCCTTATTCTTTTGACCCTCCATATGGGTAACATAACCTGCACTTTGATTTAATTCACCCTCAATGTGCTGAAACCGACCTATTGTAGCAAAGTTTCTTCTTCCCTCAATATGTATACCCCATGTATTATCACTTCCAGAATGGTTATCTACACCCTCAATATGACATTGGTTAGAAATACCTACATTACCACCACCCTCAACATGACAACCAATACCTACAGCTATGTTGTCATTTTCAGCATAGTTATTAAAGCGTTCTGCACTCTTAGTTCCTGCAATTTGAGTTGTGTCAGTTGACTTAGACCAATTTCTTGCACCTGAGGGGTCATCATCAGCAGTGTATTGAGGTGTCCACACATCAAACGTCATACCGTTAGTGTTCTGTCCTACACCATTAGTGGTAATGCTATTAATAGTGTTCCAAATATTTGTAATTTCTTCATTATAAGTGTCCTCATCAACATATCCGGCAGTCTTTACTGCAATGTCAATTTGTGCAACACCTGAATGGAGAATATAAAGGTCATAATTAATAGCAGTAGGGTTTACACTAAATTCCGGCATAAAGTCATAGTCATCTTCACCCTCGGACTGTGCTACCATATAAGGTACTTCACCCATATCTTCATCACTGTCTGCAAGTTCAGTAAGTCTCATAAATACCACAACCTGCCTGATTTTAAATGACTGTCCTACTCCTACAGTCTCATTTGAAAATCTGGCAGTAATCTGACTTGCATCAGCATTTTGACTATTATCGGGATAAATAACTGCACCTTTAGCACTCAATAAAACCGCTGACTGTTTAGTGTCAGGGAGAGTTGAGCCTGTGAGGAGCTTATTTTCATCCGGTGTGCTTACAGTATCACGGGCAATAATCTTAGTAATTTCCAATTTACCAAGACCTACCTGTGCTTTTGAGAGCATTGTGAGACCAATGTTGGTGAGAATGGTATTCTCCTGTTTCCAATTAGCCATTTTAAATTACCTCCTTATATTTGTGGTTTTATTTCCTGCTCAATCAATTTGGATTGAACATTTCCAAACTGTCTACCTGCTTTAATTTCAACTGTTGTCTTAATGTTTTCATCTCTGCATTTAATAGTCTTTCTAATGGTGCTTCTTACAAAGTTTCCATTATACCTATTAGCACTTGTGGAATTTCTTAAGACATATAAAACCGCCGTAGTAATATAATAAGGTATTTGAGTATCAATATACCTCTTAATTACAGGGGTTGCAACACTTAATTTAGTAATTTCTTCAATAGTATTTGCCTGTACTTCAACCCATAAAATACGTGCTTTAGTAGTCAAGTCCTCATTAAACACACGCTCATATTTAAGTTTCACGTCCATGCTTGTAAGTTGTTGTGCAATGTACTTTACACAGGACTCAGTACCTCTTCTCCTATAAATCTCACCAATGTTACATAAAAAAGTTCGATTATAGTAGTCATTAGTATTATCCGAATTATCACTTGCATCTTTAAGTCCTAATTTTGCAAGGTCAGGAAACCAATCAATACCCATGCTTCTACAGTAATAAGGTAAGAATTTATTAGGACAAGTTTCAGGATTTACCAAGTCAAGAAGATTTTCAATACCTCCAATACTCACCTTTTCACTGTCACTTAAACTGTCATAACCCTCTGTCGCAAGTTTATTTGCAAGCACAGCATATCCACTATTAAAAAGTGACTGTAAGTATCTATAAAGAGGATAACCCAAAGGTTTATCAAAAGTGCGATAAACCTCAGGGAGCTTAGAATAGTACATAAAGTCTGTAAGAGGACTTACCTCTTCACCCTCAGTATTATTATAAGGTATAAACTTAGGATTGTCAATGTGATTTTCAACCAGATGGTACTTATCTAAAAGTTTTTTTGTTGAGGGGTTTGTGCTTTTAGGTGTTTCCATATAATGTACCACCTCCATTAGACTTCTTACCCACCTCAGGGAAGTGTCTGCTTATACCAGTGAGTACAAAGAGTGTACCTATTTCAGGTATCAACAAGTCATGACTAATGAATGAGTATAAATCGTTATGAATCTCTCCATTTTCATCTTTATTTCCAAAAATTGTAAATGACAAGTATCTGATGCCCTCAATACCACTGTTATCAACAATTTCATACATGAGGTCTTGTAGAGAAATATCCTGATTAAACTCAATGTTACCTAAAGCAAAGTAATTAAAAATATAGTCGTCAATCTGTTTAGACACTAAGTCCCTGTCATAATAATCTCTAACCATTAAAGTGTACTCAATATTAAGTCCTGCAAAATTTGCGTGTTTAAGATAAATGTCACGCATTCCCACAAGTTTTCGTCCTGAGTCAAGACCCTCTCCAGATTCAATTTCAACATAATCAGTGTCAGAATTAAAAAACTGGTGAATTATTCCATTGTCTTTATCAGGGTCTCCCATGAGACTTAAGTAACGCTCAGAACTGTTGTAGAAGTCCTCGGTGAGTGGTTGAAAGAATTTAGACTCACGCTCTTCCTGTAGTCTTATCTGCTCTTCAATTTCTACCTGAGTAAGTACATAAATTTCTATGTCATCTACCTCAGGTTTAGTCCAGTCTTCTGATGCTTTCTTAGCTTCGGCATCTATTACATCAGGGAAATAAACTTTAAGTACTCCTGCAAAATCATCACAAGTTAAAGCTCCCCAAATACTTCTATGTGCTATAGGTGCATTGACTTTTATTTCATCAACAGTCTCCTGATTATATCCTGTCTTAAGGATTTCAACATTTTGAGTGGAGGCAATAGAAGCAATGTTGTCTTCCATCTCTTTAATAGCACCTATACCTACATTACCTGATTCTCCACCACCTACATAATAACTACAAGTAATTGAACTATCTTTAGGTGCTTTTCCAAAAATGTCATTTCCAAAAACAACACTTGTTTCATTATAGTCATTTACTTCAACGGTATACACTTTACTTGAAGAGTCTGAACCTGCAAAGCTTTTAACTCTTCTCCAAAGTTCACTTGAATTTTGAGCATCGGCTACATACACCTTAAAATTCTCATCAATAAGGGCAGGAGCATAATTTAACCTGTAAGTCTGATTTGCTTCACCATTAGAGGAGTCAGTTAATACCTCATTGTTGACATAAAGTCCATGAATTACAGGCACAGCATATAAATACTCACCTGTTTCACTATCTACTTCATTTCCTAAAGCACCCTTAGGTATTACAAGGTCTTTAAGAGTAGTGAAATAAACCTGATTGTCAGGGTTTGTACTATAAGTCTTTACTTTAGTTCCCTGAGGAATAATCACCTCTGTATCAGCAGAGGTCTTAATAAAAATCTGTGAATACTGTGCAGAAGTTGCATATCGAGGTGTATAGCCAAGCATTTTACAGAACTTTAAGATATTACTCCTTTGTTCAGCAGTTACCAAGAAACACTCATTTGCAATACTGTCTAAATAGTAAGACAGTATGTCCAAACACATAGCATTGAGTTCCAAAATAACAATACCTGCATCAGACTGTCTTGTATCTGTATACTCCGGCATTCTCTTTTGTAACTCTTGTATCATAAGAGTACGAAAACCCTCATAATCTCTTGTTGTGTAATCCATATTACTAATCGGAAGTCTTGCCATTATCATCACCAACCTTTATCTTCTTACTGTAAGTTGTATTATACATAAGCACCCTAAAGGTTATCGTTGCATATATTGAAGAACCCTCAGAAGTGACTATAACATTTATTACCTCAATTCTATCCTCTAACTGTGATAGTGCTTGTTTAATTTGATAAGCAACCATGTTTCTAGCACTAATGTCATTAGGGTCAAAAATAAGGGTGTCTAAGTCAGATTTAAAATGATACTCCATTTTTCTTTCATAAGGTCTTGTAAGAAGTATTTGTTCCATAGCTTCAACAATGTGTGGTACATCTAAAACATCTGTCGAACTCATCTGAACTCCACCTGTACCACTTATTCTAAAAGGAAAACTTATTCCATTAAATCCATTTTTCATTCCGTAGAACCTCCTGACTCTAAAGCTTTGACCCTATTATCTAAGTCAGTAAGCAGGTCTTCTAACTCTTTTACAATACCCTCTATGTATTCCCTTAAGGACTTATCAAGATTAGTTAAGTCTGTCTGCACCTCAGTGTACAAGTTATTAAGCATTTCGGGGAGATTAGTTTCATAAAGGGTGTTCCAGTCTTTAGGGTATGATTCAGTCAAGAATGGTTGCACCGTTTCAGAAATATAATCATTTATACTTTGAATAGCCTCTGGTACTTGTACCATTATAAGTTCACTATTTGCTATATAGTCATTCAAAGTGTTACAATCATTTTCTGAAAGACTACCTACCCAACTAAGACCTATTACTGTGCTTGGGTCTACTTTGAATACATATGAGTCATCACCATTTCGGAGTTCAAATATAAACTCTCTCTCGCCCATTCTTAATATGGACTTTTTAAAAGAGATAAACCTGTAGTCCTCAGGTTTAGATTCAGGTAGAAGAGGTGAGCTGTCTATTTTATACCACCCACCATTCCAAATAGGCTTATCCACATCTCCCTCTTCAAACTCTACCCAAATTGCTTCACCAACAGGTGGTACATAGTAATCACCTGAAAAATCAGTTGCATAAGGAATGCAAGGTTCACACCAAGCACTTTTGTAAATACCTAAAACAGCAGGACACTGAACACGAATACGTCCACGTCTTTCAGGGTCATTCACATCAACAACTTTAGCACGATACTTACCATAAAACTTTGTTTCTGCCATATTGACCTCCTATATTAGTTTTAGGTACTTAACATAAGTCCAAGACCAAATTTCTTTTAGTCTTGCTCTTGCACCATCTTCACTTAGAGCATCAACTGTATGCTCTTCTTGTTTTACCCAGTTAGGTACTTTCACACCCTCATGAGCATTTGAATAAATTGCATCTCCGACAATTTTGACTTTGCTACCCACTTTAATAGCTGTTGTAACAACATTTTTTGTAGTGTCAACCTCAGTAGGTCTTCCATTATTAGCAGGAGTTGTTGTAACTGAGTTTGATGTACTCTTAAGGTTGTCACCAAAACCATTCTTATAAAGTACAAGGGACATTGAATAAGCTCCATCATTACTTATAGTACGCTTTATTTCGGATATAAAGTAAAGTCCTGACAGAAACTTACCAACACCTAGCATTTTTATAGTATTCCCAACTTTAAGTTTCATATTCTGTTTAGTAGGGAGTACAGAACAGTCACCAGTAAGCGTATTAAATTCAATGTCAATGTACTCCTTTTCAGCATCTGTTTTACTGTCTGTAGCCGCATCACTTTCAGAGTTTACTACACCTGATTGTGATACTGCTCCACTACCTCCTGAAAACCCTACACCACTACTTAAAGACGAGGAGTCGAAAGAAAAGTCGAAGCTTTTTGTATTGAATCCCATAGATACTTTTTTCCAAGAGTGTGTAGCAGCGTCATAAGTGTAACCATATTGTCCTGCGTGTCTTGTAGGGGAACCCCATTTACCTAAGTATCCATTTCCACCATATGTTTCATAAAAATATTGAGCATCAGAGGCAGAATTTATGTGTTTTCTTGCCTCTTCTCTCTCTTTATAATACTGCTGTGCATCCCAAGCTGAGTTAATTACAATAGCCATAATTCATCATCCTACTTCCCACTCTCTTGTAACAGGATTGTAAACTCTATTTGAAGTGTCCTGTTTACTTACTGAGGTATCATTAAGTGCCGCAGTAGATGAAGTCTTAACAGACTCACCCTGTACATCACGACTTGTATTTCCGTCAGTCGCAGTATAAGTTTCATAAGCCTTGTCTTCTGTACTGATATTTGAAGAAGTAACTTCTTCCTGACGAGTTTCCTTAGTAATTTGAGGAGTAAAGCTTTGGACATCAAAAGGATATACTTTATAACCTAAAGTTGTTTTAGGCTCTTGTAAAAGACCTTTTTTCTTATATATAAGAGTGTTACCTACAAGCTTACACATAAAGGGTTCTCTTTCTTCTCCTGCAAGGCTTTCTAAAAACTCTATATCAGTATTATCACTTTGGGATATAGTGTCTACCACTGCAAAAGTGTAATTAGACTCAAGGTCAACATTGAACCCATACTCTGCCGCAATCTTTTTTACCACATCTGCACGTGTAACGTTGTCCCAAGAACGCTCTTTTTTGGACCTGTTCATTAAATGTGATTTATCGAAACAAGTTATAGATAATGTAGGAGAACCCTCCTCAGGAAAGCTTATGTCGACAGCTGAGATATAACCTGTAAATTCATTTCTGAAAGTGTCCTCATTAAAACCAAATCTACAGTAAATACTTGCTTCTTCAATAAAAATGTCGTCCTCTATAAACTGAAAATCGGGGTCAGTAATTTGTAATGTACAAGTATCTGACCCATCACAAAGTTCATCAAATTCAATACTATTTATACAAGCTCTCTTAGCCCCATCTATTAAAATATTGTTGACTTTTAATTCCCAGTAAATACTTGTAGCACTACTCACAGTACTTCACCACTTCCTCATAAGGTGGAATAAGAATACTCGAACCTGCCTCTAGGTCAAGTTCTGACATAAGTTGTGGGTTACTATCAAGAATAGCCCAACTAAGATGTGGATTACCATAAGATTTAAGTGCTATCCCATCAATAGTATCTCCAATTACTACTGTATAATAAGTAGCATTGTCCTGATTAAACTTTATCTTGTTACGTACATTGAATATAAAGGCTTGACCTTTTCGGGCATAAATAGGTGTTTTCAAATATCTTGAACCTGCAAATACTGCCATATATCACACCTGCCTTAACTGTAATGTAAAAGTAGCTTCTGTAGGGTTAAGTGCCGCATTAAAGTCTGTATAATGGACTTCAAGACTTTCCACAACACATTCTCTAATAAAACTTCCCATACACACCATAAGGTCATTAGGTTTAGTATAGCTACTGTTATTTGTTGTGGGAGGTACAAAACTATTGAGAAAAGTCTCCCACTCTGCAACAAGACCTGAATAAGGTTTGTCGTAAATATAAAGAGGTAAACTGAATGTTAAGAGATTTCCCCTTACATATTGAGTAAGGGGATAGCTAAGACCTGGAGATGAAGTCTCCGAGTATGTAGCTTCTCTTGAAAAGGTTAATTCTGAGGGGTTAAATAAGAATGATTTTGTTTTGCCTGTTACTTTGTTCTTTATATAACCCTTTGTTTTAGCACCAGAGGAGTATTTCTTTTTATTGTTAATAACGGTTGCTCCCCTTGTACTTGTACTATTTCTTATACTTGCTTCATACAAAACTAATCACCTTACTTTCTTGTTTGAAGCTGTCTTAACTGTAATTTACGTGCCATAATACTCATAAGTTTATCAGACATTGCGAGTAATTCAGCCTCAGTAAATTTACAATCATTTCCAACTTGAATTACAACACTTCCGCTTTCAAAAATTACCCTGTTATCTGAGGAATTATCATCCTCAGACTGACTGCTATTATCTTCTACATTATTTACAGAGTTATTTACCAAAGCTCTCATAGGACTGTTACCATCAGAGTTATTGTCATCATCCTCAGGTGACGGAATAGGAGTAGGGGGAATAAGAACATTATCCTCACGCTCTGCATAGTCATCCGTTGCAATAACATCATTAGTGATTAAAGGTGAGCTATTAAACTTAGCCATGTCATAGTCATTTAAGAAAGCACCTAATCTTTGAGTAAGTACATCATTTACAACTACTTCATTAGGGTGTAGCATTGCAATACCTGTAGTCTTTACATAACCACCAGTTGCAAGTCCAACGGCTTCTGAAAGTCCATCACCAACATCCATAAAGAAGTCTCCAATACCTCCAAAGAAGCCTCCTATACCATCAACTACTTTACCTATTACATCACCAATCCACTCAATAGCATCAGCAATACCATCAAGAATAGGAGAGACGAATGCATCAATTTTTTCAAAAACTCCTAATAAGAAATCTTTGACTTTTCCAAACACTGTACTGAATTTGTCTCCAATCCATTCAACTACGTCTGCAACTTTATCAAAAACTCCTTTGATGAAATCACCTACAGGTGAGAATACGTTTGTACATAACCACTCAAAAGCAGTGCTAATTGCAGTAATAATAGGTGAAATAATATTATTATAAATCCAACCGAATACAGTTGAAAAGATATTCCATACAAAATCTAGTCCTATCTTGATACCATTCCATAACTGTTGGAACACCCAAATAACTGCAAGAACTATAGTACGTATTACTGCATATATAGCATAGAATATGTTACCTATAAGACCTGCTACAGACTTAATAATATTCCACACAGCACCTACAACTGAACTAATGATATTGAAAACCCCTGATATGATGCTCCAAACTAATTGTCCAAAACCTACAACTATAGCGATAGCATTAGTGATAAAGGATTTAACCACCTCATAAACAGTTGTAAAGATACGTATAACAGGCTCAATAATTCCCTTTATAAAATCTATAATACCACCAATAGCTTTTTGGAGCATTTCAACAATTTTCTGTACTATAGGAATTTCCATCAACTTATTAAAGGCATTTACAAAGAAGTCTTTAATAGCATTTCCTATTTTTCCAAAGAAAGCTTTAATTTCGTCCCAAAAGATTACTATTGTGGCTATTAATGCAACTATTGCGACAATTATTAATCCAACAGCCCAAGCAGGCAGTCCCACAACAGCACCTATAGCGGTAAGTACACTACCTATACCACTTGCTATAGTTGAGAAAAAGGTTGCAATATGTGACCCTATAGAGGACAGTGATGCACCTATAGAAGCAAAATTAAGACCAGATAGGGCAGTACCAATGGATTTAATACCAGTCCATACCCATTTAGCACCTCTACCCACTAAACTGAGTACGTCCCATATCTTTCCAAGTACAGTACCTACAAATTTAAGTGCAGTCCATGCTCCCCTTATAAGGGTAGTAATAGCACTTATACCTTTTAACACTACAGGAAGTAGTGTAATCATAACAAGAATCCAACCTGTTACTTCACCTAAAATCTCTCCTAAGTTCTCCCAAGTATCTGTCATTCCTGGAGCAGTCATTTTCTCAATCAATGCTACAATAAGTTCCCCTGCACCCGATACATCTACATCAAGAATACCAAGTCGTACAAGAATGTCCCCAAGTGTTTTAAAGAAACTGTCAAGACCCTTTTTAAATCCATCAACAAAAAATTCCCAGTGATATTTTAACTGTAATATACCCTCAATAAAGGGTAGTATTCCAAGTTCTTTGGCTCTTATAAAACCTTCTTCTGAAAGAGTGTTATCTGCAAAGGCATCAAACACCAACTTTATTGAATCTACTACAGTTGCAAGGGTATTTTTAGTTACCTCTTGAATTCCTAAGAAATTTCTGTCCCAAGCAAGTTTAAGTAAGGTTACAAGTGCAATGAGAGGTGCTATAACCATCATAAAGTTCTTGAAAAGTCCTAACATACTTAGTCCACTACTTAAGGCACTTCCCTTAAACAGTCCTGAAATGGTTATTCTTAAAAGTCCTAAACTTGAGGCAAGTTTAAGAACTATACCAGATAATAATAGAAAAGCACCACCTACTCCTACTGCTTTTATAGCGGTCTGTGCTAACTCTGGGTTGACCTTTACTGTATCTCTTAACCAGTCAACAGCTCTTATTCCAAGGTCTATTACTTTTTCAAGAGGAGACATTAAATCTACTAATGCACCTGCAATTACTTCCGCAATTTGTTTAATTTCTGAATCTGGTATAGAGAATAAATAGTCAGTAAACTTTGCAATAAGTTCAGAGTATTTTTCAAACACACCTGAATCAGAAACGTCAGACATAAGATTAAAGAATATATCAGACACGTTTGAAAGACGTTGCATAGGAGTACCTGCTAAATTAGCAGTCATACCTACCATTCCTAACTGTTCAATAAGGTC